CGGTCGCCGGCTTGTTGCCGAACACGTCGCCCTGGTCGAGGCGCTGCGCCTGCGCACGCTCGGCGTACAGCCCCAGGGTCTTCGCGATCGCCTCGCGCCCCGCGGCACGGGTGAGTCCCTGGTTGTAGAACGCGCGCATGAACCCTTCCACCACGGGGGCCAGCGGGGTAAACGCATCCTGCTGTTTCAGGTACTCATCCACCGAACGCCCGGATGCACGAACCTGAGCGGTCTTTTCAACCGCCAGCGCGAGCTTGTCGCCCACGTCCAGGCTCGGCGGGATGTGCCCGGATTCGATCCCCTGGCGCAGTTGCGCGAAGGCGGGCGCTGCATCCGTCAACGCGCCCGTGATCGAGCGTACATCGTTGTCACCGGATTCAAGGGCGCGCGTGAGCACTGCGGCCGCTTCCGGGGTGCCCCCATAGCCCCTCGCCAGGATCGCCCCCTGCAGGCGCCGGATGCCGCCCTGGGACAACTGCCCGTCGGGGTCCACGAAGGCGTTCTTTTCGGTCGGCGCGAGCTTGCCGAAGAAGCTGCTGACGAACTTCGCGTTCTGCGTGCTGGTGAGCTCTCCGGGGTGCAGGTGCTGCAGCGTGGCGGCATCGAGCTTTGGGGCATCGCTGAGCGCCTGTTCGGCCGCGGACATCTGCATGACCGCCGGGGTGTTCGCTTCCTTGGTGAACGCCGCCCGGTCGTCCGGGGTCATGTCCGTCAGCCGGCGGCGAATGAGGACCGGGTGCGTCATCCCGGCCGGATCGAAGCCCTGGGTGCCCAGGAAGTCCTTGTAGGCTTGTGCGCGGTCTGGGAATGCTTCATAAGCACGCCGCAAGCCCATCACGCGCCCGTTGCCACTCTCGACGGCGTTGTCCGGGCCGACGATCGGGGCCCCGGTATCGGCCGTTGCAGAGCGTCCTAAGAGCTCTGGATTGAGGTCGCGGGCGATCCCCTCGACCTGGGCGCGGGAGGCTAGCCGGGTACGCTGCCGCGGCTGTAGCGCCTGGGGGTACTGGGGGTGGTCGGACGTGATGAGGCTGGGGGCCTCAACGAGCTCGTAACGGGTGTTCAGCTGCCGCCCGGCGGCAGTGACTACGGGTTGGTCTGTTCCGCCTTGACGTTGCGGTTCAGGTTGTCCACCAGGCTCTGGCCGATCTCCCGGTGAAACTTGTCCGCCCGCTCCTGTTCCCCAGGAGGTAGGGGCGGCCTCGCCAGTTGTGCCTTGATAGACTGCAGGCGTAATTTCTCGATTTCGGAACGCTTGATCGGTGGCATCTCGCAACTCCTTGACGGGTACATTGTAGCGGGTTCCGGCCAGGGAATCCATGCTGGTGAGCTGCGCGTTTCCCTTGCCTAAGCGGTTGTTGATTATGGAAAACTTGACGCGCGGATTGTTCGCGTAAATCTGCTGCAACGCCTGCACGGTTTCACGCGCACCGGCATGCGTGTCTGCGTGGTCCTGCAGCGGCACGGTGCGCCCCATCCGCATCGCCCGCGGGAGCGCACCTTCGGTCAGTGCTTCGACCGGATCGCGGTCTACCAAGGCGACGTGGAACTGCTTGCCGGCTGCGAGCGCTTGTTCGATCTTCGCGTGCGCGCTCTTGAGCGTGCCCATGTTGGTGTCGTAGATGGTGTGCGCCCGATCAGAAATTGTTTTCAGCGCCGGGATCGAATCAATCGCCGTCGTCTTGCCGGCCCCCGTTCCGCCGGCCGTGCCCAGTACCACGTTGTCGTATCCTGGGGCCACAGGCATCGCCAAGCGCTCGGCGTACATCTTCTTGATGAACTCGGACGCTGGCTCATGCACGTCTGGCGAGAGCGTGCGGTCAGCGGCGTACTCCGGCGACAGTTCGCGCGCCATATCGGTGTTGAGCACGCGGCCGCCCTTGGTGTCTGCGATCTTCGGATCATTGAGCGCGGCGTAACGCGCCTTCGCCCCCGCATAGTCGTTCTCAAGTTCCTGTCGGAACTTCGTGGTCAATGGGCTGTAGTCCGGGGGCGGTTTGGCGGCTGGTGGCGGCGGTTCGGGTGGCTCCGGCGGCTGCGCGTACTTCGCGGCGAGCTGCTGCAGCGGCCCCTGGCCGAGTGGTTGTAACGGTACGCCGGCCTGCGGCTGGATCGGCGCTTGGGCCGGATACTTCGCCGCCAGGACCGCGGCGGAAGGCGCGGCCGGCGTTCCGCCACCACCCTGGATGCCGTACTTCTGGTACAGGTCAGACGTGATCCCGGCGCGCACCAGTGGCCGCGCGGCGAGTGCCGCCATACCCAGCGGGTTAAAGAAGTGGCCAAGAGCGCCAAGCCCGATGTCGCCGTAGGTGATGGGCCCCGCGTAGCGTACCCGGCCAGGGTCCTGCAGTACGCGATCGTGGGTGGCGTAGCTTTCCGCGAGCGCGCGCATGTTGTCGCTCAACGGCACCTTGGCCTTCAACTGCCGGGCAAGATCGGCGACGGAGATATTTGGCCCGCGCAGTGCCGCCTGAGCGGAATTGATCTTCGCCAGTTGCACGCGCTCGGCGCGGAATTGGTCGATCAGATCCGGCGGCACATCCGGGCGCGTGGCAATGTTGCGGTCTATCTGGTCCTCGAGCGCGCCCGCGATTTGCAAGCGCGCGCTGCCGACCTGCTGACCTTCCGGGTCCTGCCAGTTGCGCAGTTGCGCGAAGCCCATACGCCGCATCGCGCGAATCTTCAGTTGCGCGTCCGCGGCGTCGAAGGCCGGGCGGCTCGCATAGAAATCCTTGAGCGTCTTGATCGTGCCTAATGCCGGTCCACCGAGCGTGCCTTCCCCCTCGTCCACGGCCCCGATTGCCCCGCGGTACACATCATCGGTAGGAATAATGCCGAGGTGCGCCACCTGGCGGTGGGCGACCGTCGCGGCCCCTTTGGCTTGTGCGAGCGCCTGTGGAGTGGCTGTCGGCAGACCCAGGTCCTCGCCCACGCGCGCGTTCACGGTGGGCGCGTTCTGCAGCGACAGGATGCGTTCGGTAATCGCGGAATTGGTGGCCGATTGTGCAATCTTGCCGAGCGTGCCGCCGGCCTTCTCCGGCGCGAGCTTCAGGCCCAGCGAGACCGGCACGGCATTCTCGGGCGGCATGTCTGGTGGTGGTGTGACGCGCGGCGCGACCGGCTGCTTCACGCCGGGCATCGTCCGGGCGATCGCGCGCCCCACGCCAGCTACGGCCGGTACCGCAGCCGCGCCCGCAAGTCCCGCAAGTGCTTGCACTGGCTCCGGCGCGCCGATGTCGGCTGCGCCCATCATGGACGCTGCACCCGTGCCACCAGACAGGGCGGCCTTGAGCATATTGACCTTGCCAGCGGTTCCCAAGGGACCGCCCATCATGCCTTCGCTGATGCCGAGTCCGTAGCGTTCGGGCGTCGTTTGCGGCGTGGGGACGCCGAGGTCGGTGAGCGCCTGGGACCACTGTTGCGTCTTCAGCGGCTCGTCGGGGATGTGCGTGCCCAGGTGCTTATTGGCGAGGTGCGAGAGCGGATTACCGATCGCCATGGTGCCGAGGTCGTGCAGACCGTAGATCATGTTCATCGGCGTTTCGGCGACCGCGCGGCCGGCGAGTCCCGCGTAGTGTCCCCAGGTAGTCGGCGCCTGCGGCGGCGGCAGAGAATCCAACGGATTCCCCGATGCCGACGGCGGGGCCAGGCTGTCGAGCGGGTTGTCCACCTACTGCACCGTGTAACCGTTGGTCGTTGCGTGCGTGAGCGCGGCGGCGTACGGCAGGTTGTGTTTGGTCGCGTAGTCCTGCACCTGCGCTTTCGTGACCGTCTTCGCGGTGCTGCCAGGCACGTTGCCGGCGATCTGTCCTTGTCCGGGGCCGTGGCGTGTCATCAGGTCCTGCAACACCTGCTGCTGGTCATTGAACGAACTCGTGCGGTTGTGCATGATTTCCCGGCCCGTGCCACCTTGCCCGAGGATGCCGCGCAGCATGTCCGCGCTGTCGATCTTCGAGAACAGGTCCTTCGCCTGGTCGCGCGCACTGTCCGTGATGGCGGCGGACCCCATTGCGCCCGACAACACGCGCGCGTACTCGGTCTGCGCGGCGGTGATCGCATCCACCATACGGCCGGTGTTGGTGTCGCCCTTGATACCGCGCTTGAACGCGATGATGCCTTGGTTGAGGAAGGGGCTGCCGAGCCTGGCCACGTTGTCGCTTTCCCGCAGCGCAGTGTCGAACGCCTTTTCGGCGGACTTCTCGTACGCGGTGGTGATCGTCGCCTGCTTGGTGAGCGCGGTCATGGCGACGCCCGCCGCGTGGTACGTCTGCTGATTCGCCACCGCCTGGGCGGCTGAATTACCGTCGGCCGCGGCCTTGGCGGCTACCATATCCATCGCCCGTGCATAAGCGGTCGGATCGTTGCGCGTGATCCCGTAGGGGATCTGCGGCGGCTTCCCCGTGCGGTATGCCTGCTCGGCCACCAGGTCGAGTGCTTCGGGCGAGAACAGACCCTTATATAGGTCCATCTTGGCCTTTTGCGCTGACGCCGCTTTCGCTGCGGCGAGTTGGCTTTGCGCATCCACCGCCGCCTGGTTCGTCTGCGGCACGCCGTTGACGTTGATCACGGGCGCGTTCGCGCTGCGCATGTCCGCCATCTGCTGCTGGATGCCCTGCGTACCCAGGCGCGCGGCGAGTTGCGCAGCGCGCGTGTCAGCGGCGTTCGCCATGCCCGTGAAGCGCTGCGCCTGCAACATGGGAATCTGCATGCCCATCTGCGCGCCTTCGCCTTGATACTTCGCGATCAGCATTTGCTTCTGCAGGTCTTGCTCGCGCTGCTGCGCGAGCACATCCGCAGAGGCACCGCCGACGTTGGCCATACGACCGCCGAAGGTGCCGGTCGGATTCGGGCCGCCCATCGCCTGCGCGAGACGGCCGTAGCGTTCGGCGTCCGACGGGCCGACCGGGGTTTGCGTCAGCCGCTGCGCGATGCTGTTCAGGAAGTCCTTGTAGGTGGACGCGCCTTCACTGGCCCGCTCGTAGGCGGATGCCTCCCCCTCATGCATCGCCGCGGCGCGCGTGGCGGCGGTTTCCAGTAACCCCTGCTCGACCTGCTGCGGCGCGGGCGCGAGCGCGGAGTTGTTCTGCGAGAACGGCACTGGTGGTCGTGGCGTGCCGCCGAGTGGCGATGGCGGCGCTTGTGGCGTCGGTGGCGCGGCCCCTGGGATGATCTGCTTGCCGGCGACCGCCGGGGGTATCTGTGAGAACGCCATCTGTGGACGCGGCGGCAGTATCGACATCGGCGCCCCGCCCAGGTTGGGCACCTGGCCGCTCTGACTCTGCGTCAGTAACTGCTGAATCACTTCCGGTGGCAAGCTCATGCGTGACCTGCCTTGTACTGCTGGTACGCGGACGGGAAGTTGCGCCGCAGGTGCAGTTGCGCGCGCACTTGGCCGCCCTTCGCAGCCGGCGCGGCGGTGTAGTAGTTATTCACCGTACCGCCGCTCGGCTGACCGGAGAGCGAGCCGCCGTTGCCGAACATCGAATTCAGCGCACCGTACGTGGACCCGGCCTGCGCCAGCGGACTCATGCCAAAGCCGTAGGGCGAGTATTGATAGTTCGACTGCCCCTGCGGGACCTGGATGCCCTGTAGCGCGCCCTGCATCCCCTGCGAGGCGGTGAGCGGGTAATTGGTCTGGTTCAGAAAGTCCTGGTAGGCGGTGTTGTAGTTCTGCTGGGTCTGCGCCTGCTGCTGCTGGCCCATCTGGTTTTGCATCGACGCCTGATTGAGCGCGTTGTTCTGCGCCATCGTGCCCACCGACCCGAGTCCGTAGCCCGCGCCGATACCGGTATTCTGCGCCGCGTTCGCGAGTCCCCCAGCCGTACTGCCGAGTCCGGCCATGAGTCCCTGCTGCTGCTCGGCACCGCCGAGCGCGGTGTTGAAGCCGCTCGAGAGCGTGTTCGCGGTCGCCGCGGCTTCCTGACCGCCCAACTGCGCGCCGAGCTGCGCGGCCGCGACGCCCTGATTCGTGCCACCATAGACTTGACCGGCCTGCGTGAACTGGTTCTGTAGTCCTGGGAGCACCTGCTGATTGAACTGCGTGTTCATCAGGTTCATGCCCGTCTGCGCCACCTGCTGGCTATAGGGATTCATGAACTGGCCCATCTGCGAGGAGATGGGCGCGGACGCGGAATTGAGGTACGGCTGCGCGGCCTGCGAGGCATTCGGTTGCTGCAGCGCGTTGTTGATCGCGCCGACGCCTTGCTGTGCGATGCCTTGGCCCAACCCTTGCGCACCAGCGACAGTGCCGTAGGACGACTGCTGGTCCGCCGACAGTGGCGCTACGCGCGGGCCGCCGTACTGCTGATAGCCCTGGTTCGCCCACTGCGCGGCGTTTTGCAGGATGCCTTGCGTATAGTCCCCGTACCACGCCGGCAGTTGCGTGCTCGACTGCGACGTGGCCGACGTGTACTGCATCGGGTCCGAGCTGAGGAAGGATGTGAGGCTCATTTGCCACCCCGCATGTAGGCGGCCGGGCTTTTCGCGCGGTTCTTGCCCGTTGGATGTTGGTTGCGAGCCATCGCCTGACCCGTCTTCATACGCACGTTCTTCTGCAGCTCATCGAGGCGCGCAGCGCCGGCCTTGTTGGAGCCGTTGCCGAGGGCAGCCACAACATGAGCGGGAATTACGTATTCGCCCTGACTCAAGGCCGCCGGCACAATGTCGTCCGATGTGCCGTCCCCTGGTCCGTCCAGCAGTCCCTGCGCGCGGTGGCCTCTTGGATGATCGCGGCCGAGCTCCCCGCCATGCGCCAACATGGGTCGTACAGGATTGCCGTCAAATGGCCGCAGAGGCTGTTGCGGCATCGGCGGTGCTCCTCCTGGCACACCTGGGCCTCCGAGTCGCGATGCCATTGACTGTCCTCCCGGCATCTCCCCCGGATTCGCGGCTACCGGCGGCGGGAGCCCTTGCCGCAGTGGCATCTGAGGCCCCATCGGCGACGGCTGTTGTATTGGCCGCGACGGCATTTGCGGTTGCTGCATGCGTCCGGGTTGTGCCATCGGTTGCTGACCCATCATCGGTGGGCGCGGCTGCCCTACATAACCGCCGACAAAGTAATGGCCAACATCCCCGCCGCGCGCCATCGCGTAGGCATTCGGGTTCTGCGTCCCAACTCCGCGCGCCACGCCCGGTTGCTGCGCGAGCTGCGCGAGGACTGCCTGCAGCGACTGTCCTTGTGGTGCTGCGGGAGCGGCGGCCGGGATCGCGGACGCCTGGTTGAGCGCGCCGGCGGCGGCCGGTGCCTGCGAGGGGCTCGGGCTGTAAAACATCGCCGCTGGCCCCTGGCCGTAGGTGGCGTAGTTCGTGATGCCGGGGTTGACGCGCGAGCGCGGCTGCGTGGAGAAATTGCCGTACATATTCGCGCCAGCCGGAGCACCTTGCGCGGTGCCGCGCGGCCCGGTGTTGGCGAACATCGGCGGCGGCGCGGGCTTGTACTGCTGCGTCATGTTCTGGCCGTTGTTCTGGATCGCGCCGAGACCGGCCAGCAGCGCGCCCAGCGTGCCGACCTGTTGCCCGGTGCTCAGTCCACTCCAGGCATTTCCTAGTCCGCCGCTACCGAGTAGTCCTGACAGCGCGCCGGAATTGACGCCAGGGCCGACGGAATTGGCGGCCCCCGTTGCCCCACCCTCAAGCTCCTGCAGTTGCTGCGGGGTGAGTCCCGCGGTGCCTTCGCCTGTGGCCCCCAGTCCGGTGCCGGGTACACCGAGATTCGGATTGGTCGGCAAGTTCGCGCCGTTGGCGAGCTGGTAAGGGTCGGTGGTGTTGCCACCGAGCGCGGGCGAGAAGTAGTCCAACGAGCCGGGTGAGACGTTGTTTGAGATGTAGCCGGCGTAGTTGTTGTACGCGCTGCCACCGCTATCGAAGCGGCGCTCCTTGAAGCTGCCCTTGTAGATTTCGCGCATGTCGCGCCGCTTCCTGTCCATTGATCCACCTTTGGCCGCGTACGCGGGGAGCTGTACTTGCGAGCCGCCGACCGTGTAGAACGGCTGCCCCTGCTGGTAATTGCTGATGAGGTTCGTCAGGAGTTGCTGCACCGGTGCCTGCATCTGTCCTTCGATGTCGCCGCCGCTGGCCCCGGTGCCCTGCGCCGCCCAGCCCTTGCCGGTGCTGGAAGCGCTGTTGTTCATGCCGCTGATCCAGGGGTTGACGACCTGGCTATAAATTTGCTGCGGCGTCGCGTTGGCGGAAATCTTCCCGCCCTTGATCGCACTGTCGATCTGGTTCGCCATGTCGGTGGTGAACTTGCCTTCACCCATGCGGCCGTACTGCTGGTAGAAGGGCAAGTCGCTCGAGCGCATGTCGAACAGGCCCGCGAGCGCCTGGAAATCCCCGGCGCCGCTGCCACCGGACACGGCGTTCTGTGCGCCTTGCGTCGCGGCGGTTTGTTCGCCTTGCTGTTGGGCGGCGACACCAGGGGCCGCATACGGGCTCGGTCCGTTGCCGCCACCCAGGTGCGCGTTCTTGAACGCCGATATGTTGGCGCCCTGTAGTTCCGGGTGCGCTGCGAGGTAGGCTTGTGTCGCCTTGGAACCGCCCGTGTCGTAGGCGTTCAGGAACTGCCCCCACGTGCCTTGCTCAGGATCGGTTGCGCCAGGGCCCAGTGCGCTGGACAGCGCGCCAATCGCGCCACCCGCGAGCGCGCCGATGCCGGTGCCGATGACCGGCACGATCGACCCGACCGCAGCCCCGGCTTCAGCGCCGTTCAGGGCGTCCGAGCCGGTCTTCCCGGACTGCCAGTTATTGACGGCGTTGTAGACGGCAAGCGGGGCAGCAATTTCACCGCCGGCCGAACTCAGTGCGCCAGAGGTGGCGCCGGAGAGCGCGCCAGTCTGCGAACCGAGTTGGCCGGCCAGGTTCAAGCCGCTGCCCAACGCCTGGCCGTACCCGCCCACGCCGCCGGTTTGCAGGCCACCGTACAGGCCGAGCGCGGAGCCGAGGTCATTGCCGATGCCGGTGAGGCTCGATGTCCCGGTGGTGTTGCCGGCGAGCTTGGCTGCGTTTGCCGCGGCACCAAGATCGCCGCGCGCGCCGCCGGCCTCCAGTCCGCCCACGATGCCGAGCGCGTTACCGGCGTCGCCGGTGAGACCCGAGAGTGTCGGCGCGTACTGGCCTAGAGTGTTCAAACCACCACCCAACATCTGTGTGTTGGGTGCGGAGGATTGCGGTTGTGTTTGCGGTTGACTGCTCGCGAGACCGGCGATGAGTGGTGCGAGCGCGGCGCTGGCGGTGCCACCGGTCAGGAGCTGGGCAAGCGGACTGCTGGCGGTGCCGGCTGGCGTGTACGCCGAACCACCAGAGGAACTGCCACCGGGGGTGTTACTGCCGCTGAATCCATACGTCGCGCCCGGTTGCGCGAATGGACGGGCAGCAGAGCTACCGGAACTCTGAGTCCCTGGCGGCGCCGTCGGCACGCTGCCCGCAAGACTCTGGAGGGCTTGCAGGTATGCGAGGCTTTGGCTCAGGTCTGGCAAATGGCCCTCAGTTGAGTGAGGGCCGCTGCGCGGTGGCGCAGCCCAAAGGAACGTCCGCCCACGGGGCCGACGATTACGCGTTCATAACCGTTAGCGACCCATCCGTCAAGGCTTTAGAAGCTCGCCGTGGTCGCAAGCGCCGCGTTGAGTTCTTCGGCCCACGTCTCCCAGTTCGTCCCCGGTGTCGGCAGTTGCAGCAGCTGCAGTTGCGGTTCCTGTATCACCTGCGCCGCCCACTGCTCGAAAGGCCCAGGTTGCGGGAGTGCGAGCACGCTCAAGTTCGCGTACACGAATGCCTCCGTCCACTCCTGCTGAGTCTTCCCAGCTGGCGATACCAGGTAACAGCAGCGCCCCTTGCGCTTGGCGGCCTTGTGCTTGGCGTAGGCAGTCGATGAGATACCCAGCGCCGACATCGCCCCTGGGTTGCCGGTGGCCAGTGGCCCGTGTCCGACCATCGCCGAGATCGCCAGCGTGCCCAGGGACCCGCTACCGGCCGCGGCGGCCGGTCCTGCGGTACTGCTGGTCGCCAGCGCGCTGAGCATTCCCGCACCGCTCAGTGCTCCCTCACCCGTAGTCGCGGTTGCCGCGAGTGTCGCCAAGGTTCCGGCGCCGGCAGCGGCCGCAGCGCCCGTCGTGTCGCTAACCGCGAGTGCCCCGAGTGCGCCGCTGCCGGTGATACTTCCCTCGGCAGCGGTCGCCGTGATGACGATGGTCGTGAGCGCACCGCTGCCGGCGGCCCCTCCATCACCGACCGTGCTCGAGGCACCGAGCGCGGCGAGCGCACCAACGCCCGTAAGTGTCGATTCACCGGCAGTTGAACTGACTGCCAAGGCGTCCAAAGAACCTGCGCCGGTGAGCGCCGCGGACCCGACGGTGGAACTCGCGCCGAGCGCGGCAAGCGTTCCGGTGCTCCCGGTGACTTGGCTCGTGGCCAATACACCACGCAAGAGACTGAGCGGGGTGGTGAGCCGCAACCCCGGCCGTTGCACGGACTGGGTGCCTTGCGCGGGGATGCCGATGAGCGTGGCGGTCGCGACCGTGATCGACGCGGCGAGCGCGACCAACTGCCCGACATTATTGGTCTCGGTCTTGCCGCGCAGACGGCTGTTCGGCGTGCCCAGGCGTAGCGTCGGCCGTCCCGCGGCCGGACCAGGAGCCGAACTTGAGGCGGCGACCAGCGCGAATTGCAGGACTACATAGTCATCCGTGGACCCCCCGGAGACCGTGAAGGTGGGCGTGAAAGCCGCCCCGGTCCCGGCGTATTCGAAGATCGCGTAGTTGGTCAGCGGACCAGCGGCGGCAGTACCGGACAGGCGTGTGGTCGGACTGCCGTTGGCGGCGGTGATCGTGCCGGCGGACGCGGAAATGTCCGCGACGACGACGATGAGCAGGTCGCCGGGCTTGACGGTGATCGCACTGCCGACGAGTGCCCCGGCTCCGGTACCGGGGGCGGCCTTGACGAGGATCGAGGAATTTTTAAGCGCCGCGACCCCGGCGTAGTCCAGGCCGATGCCCTGCATCGTGTCGCCGCTTGCGGTGAGCGTGACGGTGGTCGAGGAGCCGGCCGCGGATGCCTGATACCACAGGCTCCAGGTATCGGCGAAGCCGTCGTTGAAGTTCGGCAGCCCACCGCCGGATACCTGCTGCATCGGCGGCCCGGTGCTCGCCGCCTGCGTGATCGTGGCGGTGCCGGTAGTGCCGGTAACGCCGACGACGAAGAAGAAGTCGCCGGGATTAGGGGTGAACGCCGCGCTCGCGGCCGGCGAAGTCGCCGCCCAGAACGGGATCGTGGACTTGAACGCGATGCCCACTTAAACCTCCGGGCGTGTGCCCGGCCGGCTTAGAAGCCGGTCGCGGTCATCAGCGTGAGGCTGTACGCCAGGAGCTGGATTGAGTTCGCGGTCGTCACGCTGAATGTCGAGTACAGGTCCGTAAGTTGCGAAACTGTCGAATCGAACGCCACGCCCAAGGTCGATGCTCCCGTCGCCGTACCGGAGTACGGGATGATCTGGCCGCCCGGTCCGGGTCCGGTCGCGCCCAACGCCACGTTCACCGAAGCCGGCGACAGCCAGTAGCCGGTGTAGCGGAACTGCGCGGACGTGCCGACCACGAAGGCAGTCATCAGGATTTCCAAGTGCCAGGGCGTGTTGGTCTGCGCGACCGTGTTAAGCGTCATCGCGCCCGTGCTCACGTTCGCCGCGGTCGCCATCGCGAAGTCAAGCGTTAGCGTACCGGGGGTGGTGACCACGGTAGTGATTATCCCGGACGCCTTAAGCAGGAGCTGGTCCCCGAGTTGCTTGATGGAGTTCGCCGGCAGCGTGAAACGCCCCTGTGTGGAACCCACGGTCATCGAGGTACGTGTGCTCGTAGACGCGATCGCCGTGCCGGGCTGCTGCAGGGTGTCGAGTGTTTGCCAAAAACCTTGTGCCATGACGAAGCGCTCCTATGCCTTCTGAATGCTGAACTGCCCGGCCGCGAAGCTCGGCGTGATGCCGTTGGACACGATAAGTGGAGATTGCTTGTAGAGGATGCCCGACCCGGTGGAGGTCGTGTTAACCGGGTTACCGTTCGCGGTGGTGGTCGAAAGCGTCAGCGTCTGGCCGCCAGGGGCCGTGCCGACATAGTACGTGGTGCCTTCCGTGAGTCCAGTCGGCAATCCTTCTGTGCCCGGCAACTGCCATACACATACCCGATCGTTGGCCGCCGGGGTGTAGCCGTATACGGTCAGGACGCCAGGGGAGGCGTTGGTACAGGTGAAGGGGATCGCCGGACCGGCTACCGGACCCAAGGGGCCGAAGGCGAGCAGAGTACCGGCCCCGGAGGATGATAGACCTACGCCCCAGTTGGTGAGCGTGTCACCAGTCGCGCCGCACGCGGCGAAACTGATCGTCGCGGCGTTGACGACGTTCGAAAAAGTCGTACCCGATCCCTGCGTGACTGTCCAGCCGCCGGTGGTGCGTGCCACCGCGATGCGCGCGTAGTTCGTGTACGCGGTCTCTGAGGTGGTCTGCGAGCCGGTCGGGCCAGGATCGGCATTGTGCAAGGACACGTAGAGGTTCGTGGCTGGGGCCGCGGCATTTTGCGCCACGGTGTTCCAGGCACCGGAGAAGGTGGCCGTGAACAAGGCTTGCAATTCCGCGTAGCTATCGGCGTAGGTAAGGATTGCCATTGGAAGTCCTCTATGGGCCGTCCACTTCGACGACACAGGTTCGTAATTGGATACTGTTTGCAGCGGCCGCTGTTCCCCATTGCGCGGTAAGCACAAGATCAGAAGCGACGGTAGTGTCCACAGTAAAAGTTCCCGCGTTGGCCATCGGTAGTGCGGCGATTGCCAACGCTCCGGCCGCGAAGGCCGCGTAACCTTGCCCCTCGATGACACCAATCGGCCCGACTGCCTGCATGAGGATTTGTGCCTCGGCCGACCAACCAATATTGGAGGCTGATGCCTGGAGTGATAAGGACCCGGAGCTACACAGAAGCGTGCCCGCGACACCACCCCACCGTAGGCGCAACGTGAGTCCCAGGTTCAAAAGTCCGGTACTAAAGATCCCGAAAGTCCGCAGCCTGATAAGCGTCGTCGGTAGCGTCGCTCGTTGCGATTGCAGGGGGTAGGTAAAATATTGGTCAAAGACGGTCTCTGCCGCGGTATTCACGACAGCGGTAGACGGCCCGGAATTGACGTACACCATGCGCAGTGCGCCCGCGGTGTTGCCGGCTGTGACGAGTGCGGTCATTACTGAGTTCGACGCCCCTGGTCGGGTTGAATGTAACCGATGTGTTTGCCGGCCTGGTAAGTGCCCCCGCGCACGTTACTGTCGAGCGTGAGCGTAATCTGGCGCGCCGAGGCATGAACCGGTACCTGCTGGGCGCTGCCGGTGGCCGGGGGCGCCTGGAAGGTGGCATTCGTGAAGGGCGCGAATTGTGCGCGCGCATTGCCACGTACGTTGGCGGTGAGGGTCATCGCGCCCGTCTGCACCATGTCCGGGATGATCGTGTCGATATGCAGGTTATGGTCCTGCGGCATCTGGAAGGACTCGGTGGAGATCACCGGGGTGGTGTGGTAACTGTGAACGGCGTTGGTGTTGCCCACGTCCACCTCGTCCACGCCCGTCTCGTGCTGCCATAGGCGGTAAGTGCTGCCCTGGTACAGCGCGGTACCAGACATGAAGTTGCCGCCCGCGATGACGTTCTGGATGCCGAACGAGCGCCCGCCGTTGGGAAGCTGAGTGTCGTACCAGGTGTTTTCACGGTAGTTAAAGATCGCGGCGTGGCTAGGTTCGGTGGCGCCAAAAAGCGGCGCACAGAACCAGATTTCCCCGTAGCGCGAGTTCTTGAGTGCGAACACCTTTTGTGCGTACTGTCGGTTCAGATTGTCGAAGAACCAGTTGAGGTTGCGCGTGTTGGGGAGCTCGCGCATCACGCCGTTGAACATCAAGAAGCGATCCACGCCGGCCCAATAGAAGGTCCCGTCGGACTCCACCACCGCGTTGTGCGACAGGATGCTCGAGTCCGTGCTCAGCGTGTCGAAGGCGAAGCCCTGCGGTGCGCCGATGAAGTACACGCGGATCAAGGAATCCAGTGACCACGCCAGCGCCGACGGCGTAAAGCCACCGCCGCCGCGCAACGGCAGCACGCGCACGATCTTCTGCGAGGTCACACGCGCCGCTCCGGCGCTCCCCGACCCATCATCCGTGAAGACCAAGGGCTTGGCCGGGAACGACCACTGAAAGAGGCCATTTGAGCCGTACAGAATGGTGTAGGGCGGCAGCACACACACACCGCCCGTTGCGTCCGTGGCGATCGCGGCATCCGTGTCGAGCACCAGCGCGGTGGTCGCATAGATGGGCCCCGAGTAGAGTTTCCCGGTGGCCGTTCCATAGGCGATGTCGGACAGGGCCGGCGCCACGAAAGCCAGCAGTTGCTGCTGCCCGGACACGATGTCGTAGTAGGTGTCGAGCTGCCAGACATTGTTGGGGTCGGTCGTGAAGCCAGCTGGTGTCCGCTCGGCCGGGATGCTCGCGGTACCGTACTGGTCGATCTGCACTGACTCGATGCCGGCGGCGAAGCCGGAATGCACATAACTCAGCCCGCTTTGCGTCTGTGCCAAGAGCGCGCGTGAGAGGCCAGTCAGGTTCGGCGTGAGGGCCTTGTAGCCGCCGATCTTGCGCGGGCGTCCGTACTGGAACCGACACCAGAGTGCATCCGTGTACGCCTGCGCTGAGTACAGCGTGCTGTCGCGTTGAATGCCCGGTTCGAACTGCAGGGCAAAGGGGGTAAAGCTCATCCCACCCCCAACGTGATCGCCCAGGCGTCGGACGCCGACAGGACGGCCAAGGATGCCTGTGCGGAGGCCACGCTCGTCGCCTCAAAGAGCGCCACACCAAGGGAAGTCCCCCCCAGGTTCGTGAGCGCCTGGGATGCGGTGGTCGCGGCCGTCCCACCCTGCGCAATGCTGATCGGCACGCCGATGCCGCTGGTGCTGGCGTTCAGGACATTCGAAGCGTCGCAATAAAGGATGAAGCGTGCGGCGTTCGTGATCGTGAACTGCGTGGCGCCCCCGATCTGCGCAGCGGTGCCGATGCCGAGCGTGAAGCCGCCAGTGGTTTCATTGTCCACCCAGTATTGCTGGATGGTGGTCGGAACCTGGATGTTGGTGTTACCGGCGAGTGCCCCGGTGAAGCGGTAGGCGACCTTGCCTTGCTGATTCGCCGGCAGCACGTAGGTGCCGGACTGTCCGGCCAGTGATACGACCTGGAAGTTGAAAATGTTCGTCTGGATGGTGCCCAAGCCGATCGTGAACCAGCCCACGCCGTCGGTGACCACAAAGGCGGAGTCGGCGATGTTGAAGGTCACACTCGCCGCGCCATTGATCAGGTCCGCGCCCTGGGTGGCGACGACGAGCGAACCGGTACCGGAGTCGCGCACCTGGATGTAGAAGTTGTTGCCGACGCTCGCCGCCAGGGGGAGCGTGTAAGTGCCGGCGCCCCCGGCCCAGTTCAGGAGGTTGTCGCGATCGGTGGCCGCCACGTTGTAGTTGGTGGACAGCGTGGTCACGGTCATGATCTGCTGGATCATCGGACCCAGCGCGGCGAGTCCCGCACCGGCCAAGGCTGCGGCATTGGCGCTCGTCGTCGCCGCCCCGAACTGGAAGGCGAGCCAGGACCCGCCGGGGGTCAGATTGTTCGTGAGGGCCAGGTAGTAGCAGGCACCGCTGGCGATGGTGACGATTGCATTGCCGCCGCTGTCGATGACGTTGAAGGGCGACGACCCGGAGTTGAAAATCAGGCCCTTCTCACCGAGTGAGGTGTTCTGCGCGTTGGGCATCTGCACGATACAGCCGGCGCCCAACGGGTTGAGGTTGTTCAACAGCGCGAGAACGGTGGAATTGCCGGGGACGTTATCGACCGGCCACGCGAGCTGCACCGTTGCGCCGGCCTGGACGGAGTATTGCTGGAACGTGGTCGGCGACGGGAGCACCGTCAGACCGGCATTCAGCGGGGATACGTAACCCTGGCCACTCATGCTGCGGCGCCTCCGGCGACGGGCTGATGCGTCTGCGCGCTGCGCGTCACCATGTCTTGAATGTTCTCGTTCGATAGCGCTTTCATGCCGGTCGTGAAGGCGCCTTCCCAGGTCTGGATACGTTGGTCGTCCTTGAGGAACGGCGCACACTCGAGGAGCGCGGAGTACAGGAGCACCTCCGGCGCGTAAATCGAAATCCAGTTCTGCGTGTTCACTGCGTCGAGCAACGCTGGCATTTCCCAGTACAGCACCTCGAACGGGTACGCCTGGTCCGGGGTCGGCGCCACGACCCAGTTGTTATAGTCGTAATCGGCGTAGAAGCGCGGCTTGTCGGTCACGCTGTCGTCGGGGTTATAGGCACGCACGAACTCGTAGGCGCGCTGGAAAATCGGCGTACGCACCGTGTACATGCCGGTGACGGGGTTGAAGTTGCCGTAGTTGAAGCTGATGGTTTCGCGCCAACGATCGGGCTTGGGCATGATCGGGGTGCCGGCGGTGAAGCTGTTATTCATCGGGCGCTGAAAACCGAGGATCTTCAGTTCCCGCGAGATGCGCCGCTCGGCGTTGTTGATCAGCCGGGGCAGCTGGTTCAGCACGGTGGTGTCCGTGACCTGCCCGCGCTCGAGGTACGCCTGCAGGTCGGTTTGCAGCGTGTTGAAGGTCATTGCCGTAGCCATCAGCGTCTCACTTGAACTTCGGCCCGGAAATCCACACCACCAGCGTTTTGCGCACGCCGCGGGTCACCGGCGTGACGCGGTGCATGATCCAGCTCGGGAAGGCGTAGACGAGCCCGCGCTGCTTGGCGGCCGTGGTGATCGTGGCACCGTACATGAGTTCGAGGTCGCCGCCTTCGTAGGTCGCCGGGTCTGATAGCTGTAGCACGAGCGAGAGCTTGCGCGGTGGAGCGTTGGACACCCCCTTGTCCATGTGCCAGGTGTAGTGATCCCGGTCGTTGCCGTAGATCGTGAACTGGAAATCCTCGACAAACCCATACAGGTCGAAGTCGAAGAACTGCCCGTTGAGCTTGCGGGCGATGAAGGTCAGCCGGTCGTACAGCCACTGGCTGTTGTCGGTGAGGGCGATCCAGGCCGTACGCGCCTTGCGCAGCGCGAGGTCCACAGTCTTCGCATCGTTCACGACCGCCAGATTCGCCGTGAGGCTTTCGCCGAGTGTGACAATGCGGTTCAGCTCCTCGTCCGTGAAGCCGTTCTCCCAGGTCGCATAGGTCTGCTCGTTGGTGGAAAGATCGGGGGCCGGGGCGAACTGATAAGCGCTCATTTGTGTACCCAGCAGTGATCGCGGTAGTGACTCTCGTGCGCCTGGCGCTTGCGACGCGTGAGTTCGAGGTCCTGCAGTTCCCGCGCGCAGAAGACATCCGCCGTGTATCCCTTCAAGAGCGCGTCGCGCCGGATAGGAATAGCCTGTACCAATGGGGTGCCTTGCTTGATGACGCCGGTGAAGTTTGCCTCGTGGAAGAAGAACGGGAAGTTCACGAACTCGAGGTAACGGTCGCAATCAACCAAGCCGCTCAGGCACTGGAAACGCGGGTCCGGCCGGTTCAGCGGTGGCACGAACAGCACACTGTAGCCGGGCGGTGCCTTGATCGCCCAGTAGTTCAGGAACTTCATCGGCGGCTTGGGCAGGCTTTCGTGCCCCTCGACCTGCGCGGCGGTATGGTTCTCGACCATCGGGCGGTAGTAGTGCCACTTGTACGTGACGCCCGAGGCGTCTCCGTTGGTCACGAACTCCACATCCGCGGCGAGCGGGATGATCCAGCCCGCCGTGAGCGCGTCCAGGAACGGCGGACAGCGCTTGATCGTGCTGTTCTCGAGCTTGTTGTCGCCGCCGACTTTGGGCTTGAGATCCTTGAACCACTCCGGCACAAATTTACGCGCCGGGTACGGCGGCGGGATCACGCCGCGGTCCTGCGCGTAGCACAAAAATTTGAGCTTCGGGCTACGCACTGGCCACCTGCGGCACTAGGTTGCTGGTCGGCAGCGCGGTGAGGTTAGTGCAGATGTTCAGTTGTGTCGTCCCATCATCGTAGTGCTCGGTCCAGTGGACATACGGGAACTGTGTGACCGCCACCGGGCCACCCGCGAACGTCCAGGAACTGATGGCCGCGTGGACCGATGGCCACTGTGCGGGGTCCGCGTACCACAACTCCTGAAACGGGATCGCGTGCGTGACAAGAAATGCGCGCATGGCCGCGCAGGTCGCGGATGCGCCCACTTCCCCCGGCGCGCCATCGGTGTAGAGGAACACGCTGTCGATGTTGACCAGCGTGCTCATTGGCGCCCCCACGAAGCGTTGACGATACCAGGCGCCGCTCCCGTGCCGATCGCGACCGTATAGACCGTATACGGCGTCACCGCAGCATTCACATTGGTGATGGGCTGGCTGCCGGCCGTGCCGGGGTTGCCCGCACCACCGGGACCGCCGGGGTTGCCGGGATTCCCGGCACTGCCTGCGGAGCCAGGTGTACCGGCGTTGCCGGGATTAGTCGGCGAGCCGTTCGAGGTGCCGCCATTGCCGTTCACCGCACCGGACACGTTGCCGGGGTTCCCGGCTGCGCCTGGGGTGCTGGGACTGTTGTGCCCCACGCCCGCCCCACCACCACCCGCGCCAGCGGGGTTGCCGGGGTTACCGGCGTTGCCGGCTCCTCCAGCGTTGCCACCCGATCCAGCGCCGCCGCCAGGACCACCGTGGCCACCGGGGAAGGCTGCCACCGGGCCGAACGTGCTGGCGTTGCCCTGGTTGCCGCTCGGTCCGGGATTGCCGAAATTGCCGATGGCACCCGGTGTGCCCGCGCCACCACTACCGCCTGGTGAACTCGCGCCGCCGCCACCACCGCCGCCGGGGCTGCCGATGTTCGCGGGCGCGATGTTGTTCCCGTTCGCCCCTGCTCCGCCGCTCCCAGCGCTCGGATTGCCGCCCGGTCCACCACTACCACCGGCCAAACCGGACCCGGCGCTGCCGGCCGTGCCAGGGTTGCCACCCGTGCCCGCCGCGCCACCACTCGGTGGCGAGCCGTTGCCAGCCGTGCCACCACCACCACCCGTGCCGCCGGAATTGCCGGCAACACCACCTGGGCCGGCCGTGCCAGGGTTGCCACCGCCGCCTGGAGTGCCGGGATTACCCTGGCCGCCCGCGCCCGTGAAAGTGACGTTGTGGACGTTCCACGGCAGCAAAGCATTGCCGCTCGCGTTGAAAGTCTGCGAGCCGGCCTGCGCCATCGCCTTGTAACGCATCATCACGCGGCTCCAATCACCTGGGCGCCGTAGAGGGTGATTACGCCTGCGATGTTCACGGCGGTGATCTGAATGATGTCAGTCTTACCGGGCGTCGTCGTGAGCACCGGCGTGATGCCGTTGTCCCACTTGACCGTGGCCACGGAGCCGTTCAGCCAGATGGTCGGCAACGGACGGCTGCCGGTGGCGTCCTGGATCAGCACCAGCATGCAGTTCTGCGCGGTGTTTTGGGTCAGCGCGATGTTGGTAATGTTGATCGTGATGAAGCCGGCGAGCGTGACTTCCGTCACGTTGCTGTTGAAGGCGTTCGCCGCGACCACCCCGGTGCTGACCGTGCCGGCGTTGTTCACGCTGTCGGCCAGCGTAGCGGTGGACCCCCAGTTGGGCGTCAGACCAGGGCCGTTCGTCACCAGTACCTGGCCGGGCGTACCGGCCGCGCCGCCGAAGTCCCACTCCCCGCGCCAGGCGATCGGGGCAACGTCCGTGCCGTTGCCAAATTGCAGGCCCGCGGACGAGAGTGAGGCGATGATCTGCCCGTTGCCGCCGATCAGCAGGATCGTGCCAACAAAGACGTTTTGGCCGGCTGGAGACGGGTCAGGGCCGAGCATTATTGAATCTCCGCGACGCTCATGTTCACATCCAGCGACAGCGCCACGTTCGAGGTCACGAACACCTTGTCGCCGGCATTGAGGGCCTGGCGGTTGTTGTTGTTGACGACGTTGATGCTGGCGCCGGTCGGCACGGGCGTGTTCTGGCACAGATAGGCGTAGTTCGTGCCGTCGTAGATGGCGACCGAGGCGAAGACGGTGCCGGCGGTGGTGTTGGCCACGACGAGGCCGGTGACGTAGACGCCCGTGGTGACCGAAGGCGCGGCGTACGAACCGATCTGCACGGCCGTTGTGCCGATGCTCTTGGAGTATTGGCGCTTGACTGCGGTGGCCATTTAGGTTCCTTCGAGGGTATCTGAGCCGGTGGTGGTGGTCGCATCCGCAGGCGGCCAACCCGGATCGCCAGGCCCGATCGGGTTCGGGTTATCCACGGGCACGTCCGGGCGTGTGAATAGCAGCGTGATCTGGTCGGGTGGCCGCGGCGGCAGACGGTAAGGGTCGAGCTGGTCCATATCCTCACGGCACACCTTCAGGCCCGGCGCGTTCGGATCGTCGTAGAGTTCGTCAATGAAGAACTTCTTCGCGCAGCGCGCACAGATGCCGATGCCGTAGGTGGCATGCCCGTCCGGCTTGAGGAACCACGTCATCGCGTGTACCCCCAAATTTGCGGCACGATCTTGGTGGGCGCGTTCTCGCGTTCCTCGCCCTTGGCGGCTGCGAGGGATTTCGCCGCGTAGGTCTGACAGACCGCGAGCATGCCGGGGTCGGCTTCCGGGTGCCGCGCGAGACTTTCCGCTAGTCCGTCAATGATGGCCGGCAGCCAGCGCGGCGGGACTTCGATGCGCTGCGTAAGCGTGCCCACGTCCTGGATGTGGCGGTGGCGGAAGACCACCAGGCACCCGCTTTGCTGGTCGGCGAGTTGCGGCACCGGCCACAGGTGAATGGTTGGCGTCATCGACCGCTCGAACCAGAACTGGCGCGGCGTGCCGGGGAAGGCGCGATTTGGCAGCTGGCTCCACTCGTCACGCGAATATGGATACATCGGGATTTCGTAGAGCTGTGAAAAGAACGACACGCTGCCGATGTTGCTGCCCACCACGCTCCATTGCGACGCGGGGACACTGCCGTCGAGGTCGTAGAAGGTAGTCTGACCGGCATAGGCGTTCGGCGTTTCCGACAGCAACGCCTGGCCGTTCATCAGCACTTGGAAGGGTCCAGCCGGTCCTGACCAGGTGATGCCGATGGTCGGTACCTGGGTGGGCGTCGGCGGTGCGTAAGTCGCCGAGCCGCTCTGCAGTACCGACATCTGCCGGTAGTTCACATTCTTCAGGTCCACGGTTGAGAACGGCATCACGACGCCGGCCGTACCTTGCGTGAAACCAAAGAGGTCGGTCTCGATCGCCCACAGGGGCGTTGGGCCGTTCGCGAGGCCCACCAAGAGCAGGTAGAGCTCGTCCTTGGCCACGTGTACGAGTTCGTCGGAAATCTTCGCCGACGGCACGCGGCAGCGGTTGAAGGCGCGCGCGATAATCTTACCGGTGTCGAAAACGTCCTGGATGGTGCCGGAGGTCGCGATGATCTGCGCCTGCGCGTCCCCATCGACGTAGAAGGCCGGCGCGCCATAGGGGGTAGGGACGGGTCCGGTGAGCTGGATAGCGGCGCCATTGGCGACGTGGTTCGCCTGGGTGGGAGTTGTGAGATCAACCCCGAACTGGAACGTGCCCACGCCGACCGGCGCCAGGAGGATCTGGTAGGCGCGCCCGGCGACCGTCGGCGCGCTGATCGGGAAGGTGGCCAGTCCCGCGGTCTGGAGCGTGAGCGTGGCAGACAGCGCGAGTTGCTGCAGCACCCCGTCGTAGAGGCCCATCACGAAGGTGGACGCCGTGCCGGGCGTGATCCAAGCGTTCAGCGTGACCGCGAGTCCCGTGGCTTGGGCGACGAACGGCAACGCCGCGATGTAGGCGCCGTCCGTATTGGACGGACCGGGGCCTGAGTATCCGGTGAAGTTAGTGTCGCCGACGAGTAGTGTCATGGGCCCTCGGTTGAACGAGGGCCGCTGCGGTTACGCGCAGCCCAGCTACCGCGTCTACCCGATGGTCTTCCCAGGGCGAACGCTCCACGGTTCATACCCGGTATCCGTACGCACGTCAAGAACAGGGGTATTCGGCACCAGCGGCTGGAAGCCGGAGCCGATTTTCAGTGCCGACAGGAGCGAGTTGCTCAAGGACAACCCGGCGATGTTGCCGATGCCGGTGAGGTTCGCATACACCGTGGAGTTGGACTGCCATAGTCCCGTAATCTGCCCTAGGGTGATCGGGGTGAGGAAGCCAAAGAAAGTCGAGTTCGGCGGAGCGATCGCCCCCAAAGAACCGGCGCCGACGAGTGTGCCGTAGAACAGCGAGTTCGACTGCAGGATGGCTTGCAGGAAGGCAGTCGTGTTCGCCGCGCTGTTCGAAAAGGGAAACATGCGGAACTGGCTGTCGGCGTACGGTTGCACGCCGGGGCTTGGCTGACCGAGCGGTTGGCCGACTTGCAAGGCCGCGAGACCCAGCGGCCCGAAGGCGGTCGAGTTGGATACCAATAGGCCGTTGATCTGGATGTTGACAACCGGCGGCAACGTACTGAACGGGAAGCGCTCGAACTGCGTTTGCGGATTGGGCGAGTTACCCGGACCCCAAAGCAGTGACAGAAGCGGCGCATTCGAGGTCGGCGGCGGGAAATACGGTTGCAGCGCATTGGCGTTGCTGAAGGGGAAGGACTGGAACTGCGCCTGGGCGACCGGGGAGATGCCGGGGCCGGGAGCGGCGGTGCTCGCCTGCGAGGTGGGCTGCACGCCGAACACGAGGCTGATGCGCTCGTAGGCGGACCCGGCCGTGCTCACGTTCTCCGAGACGCCGTCCGCATTCCAGGACTGCACGCTCGAGGTGAAGATCGCCGCGCCCGTATCCCCGAGCGCCATCGAGGCTTGGGCGTTGCTCGACTGGGTCTTGGCGACCGTAGTGGTGACGGCGCTTTCAAACGTCCCAACGTTGGCGCCGTACTGCGTGGTGCCGTTGTTGTTGACCGCGGCACTGAAGCCCCAGGCCCCGGCGCTGTCGTTGGTGACCAGCGTCGTGACCGTGGCCCGGCTCGTCAGATTCAGCCACACCTGCGGTGCCACCGGCATGCCGATATTGACCGCATGCGTGCCCGTGGTGGTCGGCGTCGTGCCGACAACGGCGGCGGCCGCGGCTGTCGATGTCAGGTTTCGGAATGCAATGATGATCGCAGTCGTCGCGACGCCGGTCTGTGAGCCCCGCGCCAGAGTGAGTGTCGAGGGGCCGACCGAGCTGATCGTGTAGGTCGTGTTGTCCGACGTGCCGCCGGTAATCTCATGCCCCATGTCCGCCGTGCCGACCCGTGCCGCAACCTTCGTCGGCGTGGTCTCGTAACCAATCCCCGACCCCATGCCGACCGAATTGGCGCCATCGAAAAACGCCATCGAAAAGTTGTGGTGGCCCACCGCATCCAGTACCGAATTGTTGCCGGCCCACACCACCATCACGCCGGTCGGGACGCCGGTCAGGTTGTGCGTGACGATGGCACTCGTGTTGGAGCCTGAAATGGTGGTGCTGCTGACGCGAAATTCCCAGTCGCTGCCGGCAAACATGAGGACATTGGCCACGTGGGCGATGCCGTCGTTCGAGGCCAGCGCCAGTTGCACGCCGTTCGGCAGCGTGGCGTTGTAGCCGCCGGAAAGGCTCACGGCGCCTAAGGTATTGGACAAAAGCCTGATAGCAGTTGTCGCGGAGCACCCGCTCCACTGAGAAGTATCGCCAGGACCTGCGGTCACCGCGTCCTGGGCATTTTGCACAAAATTGACGTTGCCACCGGCTGAGTCGCAGGCCCCGATCCAAAACCCCATGCCGGCCGTGATAGTTGCGTTTGCCGTCGGGGCGCCACCCCACATAAGCGCGCCCTTCCAATCATTGGAAATCAGGGGGTCGGTGACGTTGAACGTCGTGTTGGAGGTTGGCAGTTGGACTTGCTGCAGGGATGGCTTCATGTCCCCTGCCTCAACACCAGGCCGGCACCGTAACCATAATTCTGCATCGTGACCGTGCCGCCGTTAGCGGAGCTGATCGCAGCTCCTGTATTCACGGTGGTATCTCCGTAGGCCATCGTCGCGCCCACAGGGGTTTGTGACGCGCAGTAGAAGAGCCCGGTCCCTACGTTAGTGACCGCGACAGAATCGCTGGCGTCCAGGTTCCCGTTACCGTTCACTTGCCGCGGCATCCACAGCGCGACACCATTTATGAAGCGGCGCCGCCAGATGCCGACGTTATTACCATTGGCACTCGTGAACGTCGCCCAAGGACCCAACTGCGGCGGGTCGAGCGCGGTCCCGAGCCAGTTGAAAGCGAGAGCGTTGTTGTTTGCCGCCTGCCGCATTTCGTCCCACAGCAGCGCATTGGCTGGGCCGATGCCGTTTACAACATTGGGCGCGAACCAGTGGTCCCCTATGATGCCAGCGGCCACCATCATCCGCAGACCACTCCAGTCCGCAGCGGACCAACTTGACTGCGCAGTGCCTAACTTGCCGACTCCACCACCGGGGAAGCCGCCGGCCTCGAAGATGATGACGCCGCCGGGGTTGCAAAACGTCCGCGCGTAGGAGAGCCACTGCATGAACGCGCCGGGGGGGCTGTTGTCAAATGACTCTAATGCAAAACTCGCCCCGAATGCGTACTGCGCTTCCCACGCATCAAAGCCGGCCGATTGGTAAATCCTAGATAGCCCAGGGTTTCCTGCAGTGCCTTGGATGCTGGCCGCGCCATTCGCAATGATCATCAGATTCGGATTTATTGCCTTGAACGCAGCCACCGCATTGGCATGCCCTTGTTGCAGCGCCTGGTGCGCGCTCGCAACCACTCCGCTGTTAGGCGTGCTCGGCCACTGCACCAGTGGATTAGTAAAACCCATCCAGTTCGCTGCTGACGACCCGACCGCCTGTAGGGTGGCAGACAGGTTGTCGTAATAGATCCCATCGAGCGAGGAGTCGGCAGCGAGATTGTGTGCTTCGTGATACTTGGATTGACCGAGTCCATTGACCAAGCTGTCAGTCCAATATCTTGCATATAGATGCCAAACGTCGAGCCCGACCAAATCAGCCGGAACGGGGTTGCCGCTGATCGTCACCTGCGGCATTTGCTGAACGTTGAACGAAGTCCATTGCTGCCATCCGGCCCCAGGAAAACCGTCGTAGGGCAGCGCGTTGGTGGTCCCACTGCCGGACAGCGACGTGTATGCCAGCATGTTTGCGGCGATCTGCGCCTGCGCGAGCCAGTCCCACCACGACGCTGTGCTGTTGAGCGCAGCTCCCATCCCGTTCGTATACAGGAAGCACTTCTGCGCAATGCCATTGTTGGACGCCGTAGCCTTAAGGCCAGCGAACAACGACTGGAAGGTAAACCCGTAAATTGATTCAACGGCGAAATACTGACCAAGCAGCAGCAGATTGTACTGCGGCAGCACTGTCTGACACGGCAGACCGGCGAGCGTCGTGACGTTTTGAACCGCCTGCTGCGGGGAGCCGCCGTAGAACAACGCCACCTGTGCCGGTTGCGGCACTCCGGCAAACGTGTAGCCGCCACCCCCACCAACTGGCGAAATGGACCGATTCGATACACCGAGCCAGGACATCTACGCCCTCACGAAAAAAAGTGCCCGCGCGAAGGCGGGCACAGGGTTTTGAGCAACGCAAAGTTGCCGTCCGTCAGCATGCTCCTGGTGAGCACACAGTCTGACCTAGATCAGGTCAGGTAGGCCAGGTTGTACTGCTGCAGCGTCATCGAACCGGTGCCCACGGTCTGCGTGAAGAACGAGTCGAAGACGTTCGAGACGGTCGAATCGAAACCCGCGCCCACCACGACGCCACCCGAGACCGGCACGTCGAACTGGCCGTTACCGCCTGCGGAAGCCGCGGGCGAGCCGACGACGGCGATGCTCGACCAGGCGCCCTGCCCTATGAGCGTGGCATTGGTGGAGTTGCCGATCGAGCGGCAGGTGAGGAGAAGATCGAGCCACCACGGCACGGTTGTCTGCGCGGTGGTGTTCAAGTTCATCGCCTGCGTGTCGAAGACGACCGCGGCGCCGACGCGGATGTCGAAGCGCGCCGTGCCAGGCGTGGTCACGACGCAGGAGATGATCCCGCTCGCGGTGATGCGGAACTGGTCGCCGATCTTCATGAGCCCCGCGGGGAAGGTGAAGCGCGCGGCCGGCGGCAGCATCGAGGCGGCGGAGGCCGCCGTGAGTGTGTTACCGGCAACCTGCGCGGTCGTGAGGGTTTGCCACCAGGTGTTGCTTGACATGGTTGTTTCCTACCAGAGTTTCAGCTGCAAGGCGCCGATCGCGAACGATGGCGTGATGTTCTGCGAGACGAGGAGCGGGGTCTGCCCGATGATGACGCCGGCACCGACCGATGACGTATTGACCGGGCTGCCGTTCGCGGACGTTGTGGACAGGGTGATCGCCTGGCCCGCGACCGTGCCGACGTAGTACACGACGCCTTCGGTGATGCCGGATGGCAAGGTGCCGGTCTGCGTCGGGTAGCACGACACGCGGTTGTTGACCGCGTAGGCGGAGTTCGGGATGGTGAGTACGCCAGGGGAGGCGGAGGTGCCGGTGAACTCGAGCGCGGGACCGGAGCCGACCGGACCGGAGCCAATCAAGGTGCCGGTGCCGGAGGCGGCCAGTCCCACGCCAAAGTGCGTAATGGTGTCACCCGTGACGCCGCACTGCGAGAAGTTCACGGCCGCGGCGTTGGTCGCGATCGCGGGCGCGGTGCCACTGACCGTGAAGCCGGTGTTCGTGCGCACGACGGCCACGCGCGCGTAGCTGGAGTACACCGTCTCGTTCGTGCCCTGGTTGCCGTTCTCGCCGGGGTCCGCGTTGTGCAGTGAGATGTACAGGTTTGTCGCGGGCGACACAGATGTGTTCTGCGCGATGCTGGTCCAGGTCACCGCCTGGAACAGCAGCTGCAGGATGCTCGATTGGGTGCCGCTGGCGAAGGAAGCCATTTACCGGCGTCCCCCGCGCTTCATGCCAGGCATACCACCACCGGGTGCGCCCCCACCCAAGGCCCCGAGACCAGGCGGTGGGACGGCCATCGGTGCGCGCAGGACGCCCGGCGCGGCTGCACTGACCATCGGATTCATGCCGCGGCTGCGGTGTTTGGCGCCCATTACGGGACCGGGCATGCGACCGCCATACGCGAAGGGATGCGGGGTCGAGTGGCCGCCGCGCTTCTCCGCCTTGCCATGGTGCTCCTTGTGGATCTGGTGCTCCTTACGGACACCCTTGTGGTCGTGCTCGGTCTCGCGTCGCTCGGACTTCATGCTGATGTGACCGGCACGAATCTCCGGCTGTCCACCGCGCGCTTTGCCGATGCGTCCACCGCGCGCCGCAGCCTCATACGGTTCGCTCTTGGTGCCGCCTGGCTCGTGCAGTTCCTCGCGCTCAATCTCGCCGCCCTTGGCCAGCGGCTTGAACCCGCGCCGCGCCATACGCGCGAAGTTGGCTTCCTTGCGCACCTCGCCGGACTTGGCGTGCAATCCGCGCTCGACCGCTTTGCCGGTCAGGTGCCCAGGCTTCTCGCCCATGCGGCGCGTGAACTTGCCGCGGTGCTCGGGGTTGATGTGCATGCCGCCCTTCGCGTATCCCTCCGGGTGCGTTCGGGTGCCAGCCTCCGGGTAGTCGGCCTTGTCTGGTCCGTCGTTACGGTCGTCGTAGTCCTTGTGCTCGTCGCGCGTCTTACCGCCCTTCGCGTAGGCGTGCGGGGTGGTCTTCTTGCTAACGGTCGCCTTTGGCGGCGTGCCGGCCGGGAATTTCTTCGGGTCAGCGGTGCGTGTGCCAGACTTGATATGTCCGCCGCGCATGTAGCCCTTGACGGCCGAGCCCCCGCAGGAGCCGCTGAAGCCGTGCTCACTGGGGAAGTGGAACTCGTTGCCGTGCGTGAGTTTGGTGCCCATGTTCGTTCCTTATCCGAAGATACCGGCCTGTGCGACGGCCACGCGGAAGGTCCCCGTGCCGGAGTTGGTCAGGAGCCGCAGCGCCGTGGCCGGAGTCGTGATCGACCCGTAGGTGGTCGCGGAGATGCCGGATAGGCCCGTGACCGTCGTCCAGCCGTAGGGGCCGTTCGTGCCGTCGAAGATGTTGTCCGTAGTGTACTGCATCGTGACGTTCGCCGCGCCCGACACCAGCGTGCAGGTGATCGCGGCGTTCAGCGGCGTCAGGTACAAATCGAGCACTACTTCCTGGGACGCCCCAGTGCCCACTGTATCGACGGTGACTGCGTTCACGACGGCCGCGGAGGCGGTGATCGAGGTGACAGTCAGGTAATTCAGCACCGAAGAAACGGTATTCGTGCTCACGCCGGTGATCGTTTCGCCAATCGGACGGCCCTGCTGGTCGGTGCCCTTGACCGTGAAGATGACGGCCGCGTCGTTGCCGCCGGAGGTGATGGCGATGGTGCGCTGCACATCCAGTGTCGCCACGCCCCCGCTGGCGAGCGTGCCGTTGATCAGCAGGGGGCCAGCCCCAGCGGTGGTTTGGGACGCGCAAATGGCGCCAGTCGCCCCGGCGACGAGCGCCCGCGAGAAGATGACTGGGCGCATGCTCTGGCGCGCCTCCTACGTCTGCGTCAGCCCAAAGAGCTGCGCGTAGTTCAGGAGGTTCGATCCCGCGCCCTGATAGGACGGGATATTCGCGTAGACCGCCAGGTGGACCGCACCCGAGGGGGCCGTCTGCATCGCGTACGTGCCGCGGTTGTCCGCCGAGGTGTAGGTGGCCGGGTTGGTCGTAAAGGCGAGTCCTGCGGTAAAGCCGGTGTTCGCCGTCACATAGGCCGCGTTCACGAACAAGGACAGGTACTCGAACTGGTCGATGCGCACCGGGAAGCCGAAAGCGCCCGTGGTGGTCAGGCCCGTGCCGAAGGTGATGTTCGCGGTCGTGGTCACGCCACCGGCCTTGGAGACGGTGATGGCGGTGATGTACTTCCACGCCTTCACCCCGGCCTGCGCAGCCGCCGAAGCAGTCGTGATCTGCTCGGTCATCGGCTGGCCCCAAATGTCGAAGCCCTGGATGGTGCAGACGATGTTGGCGTCACCGGCGTTGGAGGTAGTCACCGTAATCGTGCGCGCGACCATCTGCGCTGGGTCCGCGGCGGCGCAGGCGCCCAGGCGTTGCCACGGCCACGCGGCCACACCCAGCGGGTCCGCGGTGCCGACGCCGACGCCGGTGTTGTTCGCGGCGGTGTTCAGCACCGGGGTGTTGATGACCATGTAGTTGTTCACGTAGTCGAGCGCGACGATCTGCGCGACGAGGCACGACGTGCCCGCAGCATTGCCGGCCCCAGGCACGATCACGAAGGTGCCTGGCAGGTAGAACTTCAGCGGATTCTTCCAGTTCGTGACCGACTGCGCGAGCACGGTCAGGATCTGGTTGGCCGGGAAGGCTTGCGCGGACTGCGTGCCGGGTGCCACAGCTCCGGGGGAGCTGGTGTTGTTCGACAGCGTGGTCGGGGTGGTCGTGCCGGTCGCCGGCAAGGTGAAGATCGCCGCGCCGAAGTCCAGCGCGGTCGCGGTCACGACGTTCGCCGCCACGAAGGCCGGCGGGGTGGACGACAGGCCGTAGCCGGACACCTTGCCGTCTCCGGTGGGATTGGCGGTGTTGCGCGTGGTCGTCCACGGGCATACGGGCACCGCGATCGCGAAGCCCAGCGCGTTGGTCGTGGACAGCGTGACAGCCAAGCCGCCGGATGCCGGCGTAGGCACCACCGCTCCGGAGGCGAGCGTGGCGATACCGGAGGCGTTCGGCGCCTGCGGGAAGGCGTCCAGGAGCGTGATCTGCGGGTTCGAATAGAGTCCGAAGACCTTACCGTAGTTCGGCGCCTGGCCGATCGACAACTCGAAGCGCGGGTCGAGCAGGCCCTCGCCGGCAAAGTTGAAGCTCGGGCCCGCTTCCGGGTTGTCGTTCTGCTGCGGGTTCTGGAACCCGGAGATGATGCACGGTCCGCTGTCGATGGAAACAGACATCAGGATGCTCCTGTCACTGACCAGGCGTTCCGTACAGCGCGCGCGGCTGAGTCGCCCCGACCGCGTACCGCTCCATGCACTTGTAGCGTGCGCTGTCGGTCTCGAAGTCGCCTTCGCCCGAGCGTTGCAGCGGCCGGCGCATGACGAGCTGCAAGCCGTGTGGCGCGTCGGTGAGAATCCACCAGGCGGTGTTGGACGTGAGGCGTGACAGGTTCGCCTGGCCGCCTTTCAGGAGCGCCAGCGACTTCACCGGGTTCACGTCGTTATTCGTGGTGCCGGTGCGCAAGACGCTCTTGAGCAGAACTTCCGCCTGCATGACGTTCGACGGGGCACAGACGATCTTGCGCGGCTCCAGCTGAATGCGCTTGCCGGTGTCGTCCGTCGCCGAACGCACCTGAATGAGCGCCTGCTCGAGCGAAGTCTGCGAGAGGGCGGCCGCGGTCGTGAGCTGGTTCGAGTACGAGCCGCCTCCAGGGATCGGGTGGGCGGGGTTGATCAGCGACACGCCATCGCCCATCGGGTACGCGCCATTGAATGAGCGGTTCAGCACGTTCGCCGGCAGGAGTTCCTTTGTCTCGATCATCGACTGGCCCAGGTGCTCCCCGTAGGTCTTGCCGATGCGGATGTGGTCGCCGTCCTCCGCCAGCACCTTGGTGATGGCAAACGCGAGTCCGTACACGTAATACGGGTAGCGCTTGATGAAGTTCGTGCCGCCCAGGCCGTAGGTGACCGGCTGGCCGTCCGGCACCTCGGGAGCGGCCCCGAAGCCGTACAGCACCGGCTCCTCGTGGTAGGAGCGTGGCGTACCCGTGATCTGAGTGAAGACCTGGTTCCACTCAGGCGTGCGCTGCTTGAAGATGCCGTCGAAGACCTTGTTGATGATCGGCTCAACGACGCTCTTGAACAGACTGGATTGCAGAGGGACGGCCATGTTGGCTCCTGATTACAGCGAGGTGATGACGCTGCCGAACCCGAACTGGTGCTTCGCGATCTGCACGTACATGTTCGGGAAGGCATCGTTCGGCGCGTTGACGGGTGACCCCTGCGGGTTGCTGCACAGACGCAGCTGCCCCTGCGAGCCGGTCGCCACGAGCGACGCGGAGGCGCGACAGGCCGACAATCCACCCGCGCCGGTGCTGCCGGCGGGCGCGGTGGCGGAGATGTCGGTGGAGTTGAAGTTCGCCTGCTTGCCGGCGAAGGAATACAGGTTCGAACCCGTGTTCAGCGCGCCGTCAAACTGGATCTGGTAGACCGTGAGCGGGTCCTCGGTGCCGATCAGGTACACGCGCGCCACGGTGTTCGTGTAGAGCGCGGTCGAGGCGCCCCAGTAGGACGACTCCTGGCCGCGGCCGTTCGCGTCCTGGTACTCAACGCCGGCAAAGATGCCGCAGAAGGCGTCCGTGTTTGCGGCGACCGGCTGAATGACCATCTGTCCGGTTGCCACCGTGACGCCGGCAATGGCCGCGCCCGTGCCGATCACGAACTTGACGGGGGTGTTCTGATAGATCGGCACGTTCATCGTGGACAACAGCACGTTGTCGAAGGCGAGACGGCGGACCTGGCCGGATGGGTGCCAAACAGGCTGCAGGCCGTACGCGGATTGGAGGGCGGGCATGGGCGGTTACCTTTTCCGGTTACTCGGTGAACTGCGGGCGCGGCTCGGCCGACGCCTTCATGAATGACTGGCTGCCGTCGGCGAGTTCGATCTTCACGCCGTCGCCGTTGTGGCGCATGTTCTGCAACGTGGAGCCCATCTTGTTCTGGTGCTCCATCGGGCGCTCCGCGTGTGCGATCTGCATGTAGCCGTAGTACAGGCGCAGCGGAATCTTCATCGCGATCATCTCGTTCAACGTGATGCACCCGGCATAAGGACCGGAGGTCACGGTGACGTGCTCAAACCCCGGAACTTCCGCAGGCGAGATACGCACGTATCCCTGCGACTCGCGCCGCTGGACCGTATCGTTCTGGCTGGTGGTGGACACCCAGCACACGTGGTGGCCGTCAATCTTCGGGAGCGTCGGTAGCACATTGGAGTACATCTCGCCCCGGAAGGCGGACATGCGTTCCTCGAAGGACAGGCCGCGCGTGTCGGTGGCCGAGAGGCGCGTGGGGCGGTCGGTCTCGCGGGATTCGTGTCCCAGGCGTCCGTCTTCAGTGGCAGTCATCGCATCACTCCTCACTTGATCGTCCCGGCGGCGCGGTAGTAGGCCAGTGCCTCTTTGCGTTCCTTCGGGTCGTCCCACATCCCCGCCTCTTTCAAGGCTTCGACAATTTCCTTCGGGATTACCGCCGTGTTGCGGTTCGCCCCGGAGTTGCGCCCCGAGCGCCCTACTGGCGGCCCCCGGTCGCGGTTCGTCGGCTGCTGCCGACCTTGCTGCTGCGTGTTGCCTCGCTCCCCTTGCTGCTCGTCGTCGCCCGTCTCGTCCTCATCGTCGTGGCCTTCATCCTCGGTCACATCGTCATCGAACATCTGCGGCAGGGCCCCGCGCAGGCGGCGGTCCATTTCTGCCCAGTACGCGGGCTTGGAGGAATCCAGGCCCTGGGCCCGCATGGCGACTCCGATGGTGCGTGCGACACCGCTTTCGATATTCAGCGGGGCGCCTTGGCGATCGAATTGGAGCCACGGACGGTCGGCCCGGAACTGGGCCTCGAGTCGGTCGGCTTGAGCGCTACCCGGAGCGGGCAGCGTGGGAGTGGGCTGGTTGCGTGCCTGGGTCAACGCATCGGTCAACCGCTGGCGATCAAACTGCAACTGCCGCTGTCGGTCCCGAGCTTCTTCGCGGAGTCGGGTGGCCTGGACTACATCTCCAGCCGCCCCTTCTACTCCTGCTCCCGCCGCTTTGAGGGCGTTCTCATAGACGCGATCAGCCGTTGCCAGCTCATCGGAACACCGTTTGAGGTCGCTGTCAAGTAGTGCGAGGCGCGAATCGCCCTGGCCGGTCTCCACCGCCGCCAGTCGCTGCATGAGCGACTGCACCTCGCCGTGCAGCTGTTGGTTCTCCGCGCGCAGCGATTGCTGATAGCGCTTGCGGGCGTCGCGGCGCTCGCGTGAAGTGCGCTTGTGACGCGCCTGCTCGGGTGTGTCGCGTGCGTCCGGCGTGTCGTCCGCCTCGGTGCGCTCGCCGTCTTCACTGCGGCCGACGCGCGTGTCTTCGCGTTCCTCGACCTGCGTCTCCTCGCGCGTCTCGCCCTCCGGCGTCTCCGGGGTTTCGGGCGTTTCGTCGTCGGTGACCGGGCCGCCTTCGTTGGTCTGGCGGTTCTCGTCGTCCCCGTCGAGGGCTTCAGCGAATGTAGTCTTGGGCATAAATCACCTTAAACGTAAGCCGTGATCGCGCGCGGATCGCCGCGCACCTTTCCGGTCAGCTGGATGGGCTCGAACATGACGAACACCACGTCCTCGATCGACTTGCCGTTGTCACGCCGCGAGTCCCACTTCTTCGGCACCACCCACTTCACCGAGAAGCGGAAGCCGTTAAACTTCGGGATGCGCAGGTAATCCCCCTCCTTGAACCATGCGCCCTCCGGCCAGTCCTTGCCGCTGTCGGGATGCTTGAAGCAGTTGCGCCCGATCGCGATAACCTTCGCGACCTGGGTGTTGCCGGCTTCTGCCTGCTGCACTTCCTCGGGCAGCGCGATGCCGCCGGCCGTCACGTTCTTCGCGCGCCGGATCTGCAGGAGCACCAGGTGCGGCAACGGTTCCGTGAGCGGGTCGCATCCCTCCGCTGGCCCAGGGAACGCCTCCTCAAGCGTCTGGAACTCGAACGTGGCGCCGCTGGCGAAGTTCTGCTGCATCACGCTACCCGCTGCTGCTCGTTGTCATCACCGAAGTCGCCCTGATCCTCCTGGGCAAAGTCAGTGACCATCGCGAGCGCGTCAGTGAGGCCGGCGACCTTGCCTTGGAGACGCCCGAGGTGGTAGCCGAGGTCGTCACCGGCATTCGGGCGCGTCACGCAACAGGCGTGCTCGGCGACTTCCAGCGCCTTCTGCAGGCGCGCGAGGAGCTCGTCCATGTCAGCGTCCCCGGCCGTGCGGCTTCTTCACCTTGCCGCCGCGGCTGTGTTCTTGAGATTTCGGTAGCGACGCACCACCGATGCTGCCGACGCCCGGCACGGAGCCGGTGCGCGCGTAGTCGTAGTGCTGGCGGGTCTGACCCGATTGCTCTTTCTTCGATGCCATGTCAGTGAACTCCTGGTTACGGTTTCGGTGTGCCCTTGCCGACCGCTTCTCCGTCCTTCAGGTTGGTGGAGGCGCCGGTGAGGGCCTTCTCGGTGGCGATGCTCTCGGCCGTGGTGTTGTCGAGCGCGGTGGTCGTGAGCTTGGTCTGGTCGGCCATATCCTGCGTCTGCTGACGGCCCTGGTTCTCGAGCGCGGTCTGCTGCAGCTTCGCGGCGTTGTCGGCCTGTCCCTGCTGGCCGTCCTGCTGCAGCTCCTGGCCCTTGAGCGCGGCGTCCGACTTGTCCTTGGCAGCTTTGCGCTGCGTCTCGGCCATCGCGGCTTGGCCGGGGTCCATCGGCGGTGGCGGCTGCATCTGCTGCAGCGCCTGCTGGAGCTTCTGGATGACCTCGACGGCCATCTTGATGCCGGTGTCTTGGGATGCCTGCTGCATGACCTGGGTGGACGCCTTCACCAGCATCTGGTCGTAGAGCTGGCCGACTTCCGGGTCCTGTGGGGAGTGCTGCGGCAGCGTGCCGATGTCTACGCGCCCGGACTTCGGGTCTTTCTCCTTTGCGACTTTGGTCGCGGCGTCGCTTGCGAGTTTGTGGACCTGCATCGCGTACCAGAAGGACATGTGTTCCTTCAGGTGCTGGATCAGCGCGGACGCGGATTGCGGCGTGGAGCCGACGATCATCGCGAACATCGGGTTCTGCAGGAACTCACAGTGCGCCTGGATGTGCGCGTCATGATCCTGCTCCGGGAAGGCGACGATCGGACGCGCCATCGCGAGCGCAACGTTCTCATTCACCGGATTCATCTGCATCGCTTCCGGCTTCGGCACCAGGAGGTCCTTGCCATCGTTCGGCAGCCGCATCTGCTTGAGGATCAGTTCCTCGACCTTGCGCAGGTCGTACACCTGCGGCAGCAGCTGCGAGCGCTGTGCGACCGTCTGCACCTGCGCGTAGCGCTGTAATTCGCAGAAGATGTTCGGGTCGGACGCCGGCAGCACATCCGAGACGCCCTGGAAATCGCTGCGTGTGACGAGTTGCTCACCCAGCTCGTTCATCACATCCGCGTCGTTCAGGTACGTGCCGCACAGGCGATGAATGATGCGCAGCACCTTGTCCATCGCGCCGTGCAGGCGCTGGTGGATCGCGCTGAAGACCACCATGCCCTGCTCAATGCGCATCATCTGCGTGCCGACCGGCATGTTGGCGTTGTCGTTCGACTCATCCAGCGTGGTCTTCACCACCTGGGCGCCCTTGGTGTCGAGGAACCCTAAGAGCTGGAACAGCACCTCGGACGGCGGGTTGAACGGCAGCGCCATCACGAGCTTGCGGATGTCGTCCACCTCGCTCGTGCCTTCAATCTCTGTCACCCCGACTGGCGTCAGCTGAATGGATTGGCCGGTGCCCGCAGGCCCCTTGAGTTTCAGGAGTGCCGCAAGGTTGTTGATGTGCGCGGAGTCGAGCAGCGCGCGCAGCGAACCCGTCGCCGCGATCGCCAGCCCCCCGATGATGTGCGGGAAGCCGATGTGATAGGCGCCGCGGAAGGGGATGAAGCCAAAGTCTGCGGTCCACTCCAGGCGGTCCGCATCGTCATCCTTCTCGTCCCAATTGCGGTAGACCGCGAGCGTCTGCCGCGTGCCTGGGTCCAGCGAGATGAGGTACGGTAGTCCCTCAATCTCGCTCGCCATCTGCGGGTTGTCCTCGACCGGGATCTGGAACAGGCAGTCGCACTCGTACACGGTGCGCGACTTGTCGATGTTCTCCTCGGTGCCTTCCTTGCCCTCGATCTTCGCGGCCGCTTCCTGGGTCTCGGTCTTCGCCTCCGGCGTCGGCGGCATCGCCGGCACGTCGCGGTACATGCCGTTTTTCACACGCGCGCCGAACTGCATCGAGGTGAGCGACTGCACGTGCGTGCGCCGCTCGGCCGCGTAGAAGCTCGAGGCGGCTTCGGGCAGCAGCATCTCGTCCACCGGCACCCACTCATGCTCGACGCGGAACTTGTTCGTGGGCGGCAGGAACTTCAGGTACTGGTCCCCGGACATCGGCAGCTGCATCAGGAGCTGCTCCATGTCGGGCCGGAAATTTGGCATCTTGTTGAGAAACAGGTAGTTGAACCACTTCGCCTTGCGCCGCGCGCGATCGGACTTTTCGGTGGTGATCGTACCGGGTACGAACTCGCGCGCCGGACCAGACGGCGGCAGCAGTTCCTTGATGGCACGCGCCTCGAAGTCGATGCACGCTTGGGTATACATCGGGTGCGCGACGATCGAGGCACCGATGAAGTTCGCGCCGCCGATCGTGTCCTTGGACAGGCCCATGCGCTTCAGGCCCTCCTCGTACTGCTTGTCGCGCTCCTCGCGTGCCTTCTTGTCGTCCTCGATCAGGCGCAGCAGCGTTTCCGAGATGCGCTGCAGTTCCGATTCCGGTAGTTCCGCCGCCAGGTTGCGGTAGAACTTCTTGCGCTTGCCGTCCCCACCGTCACCGTTCTTGGTGATGGTGGCGGAGCCGTCGGCGTTCTCCGTGACGGTCTCGTCCTCGGCCGGCGAATCAGGCTCGGTCGGTGCCGTGCCTTGGTCGATCAGGTTCTGGAGAACCTGCGCCTCGTCGTCTTGGCGATCGCGCGGATCAGCCATTCATCGCTACCGCGGTACCAGGGAAGCCAGCGATGCCGATGGCCCCACCGGTGGTCGTGACCGGCACCGCGTCGCCGACGCGAACTGTGTCACCGATGTACCAAGGCACCCACGGTGCCGGCATAAGCGGCTGATACGGTGGGATGTACGGCACCGGATACGGCACGTACACCGGCGGATAGGCGATCGGGCGCGCTTCGAGTTCGCGGACTTTGCGCTCCAGCTCCTCGATGCGCTTCTGCGTACGCTCGCCCATCACACGCGCTCCAGGCGCTCGATCTGGCGGTAGAGCTCGCTAACGAGCGCGGCGATCGAGTGTCCGTGATCGCGGACGCGCACCATGAGCGGGATCTTCGTGGGCGTCGGCTGGCCAACCCCTTCCTTGTTTCCGACCGGTGTCGGCTCCTCACCGATCAGCCGATCCGCGCAGCGGCGAGTCCGCGTGACTGCCGTCTGAAGGCGTCCCACCAACTCGCTCAGACCGTCGATGTGATCCTCGATCTCCGTGTTCGGCGCGCTATCGGGGGCGTTTATCGTGTTTACTGGGCCGGTGATTGCGCCGCTCTGCGACGCCGTGGTGTTGCCGTACATGGTCATCTCCTGTGGTTAGTACCCAGCGCCTTTGCGCACATTGCGCAGAGCCGCCAGGTCAAAGAAGCCGTCGATGTCTTCGCGGCCGAGGCTCAGGCGCCAGCCGCGCACGAGCAAGCCGAGGTTGCGGGCGCATGTGCGCTCACCGTCTGGATGCAGCCAGACCGCCTCGTCGTGCATGGTGTTCACAAGGCGGATAATTGAGCGGCGGAAGTCGCGCGGCGTGATCCCGCCGCCGTGCAGCATGATCTTGAGACCGCTGGCATCGGTGGCGTTCGCGATGTCGATGAGTGCCTGCTCGAGCAGGTGGTCGTCTACTTTGACTTCAGCTCGCATAGGGATTCTGCCCTTCCGGTGTGCGCGTGATGCCGCGGCGCTGATAAACGGGCGGCTCGAGGCGCAACCAGTTTCGTTCCAGCCACAGTAGCGCCTGCGTGGCGGAGTCCAGCCCATCGTCGTGCTCAAGCGAACCCTCACCGGAGTACGAGCAGACCTGGCTGATGACGACCTGCTCGGCCCAGTTCTTGAACTCGCCGGGGCGTGTCTCGCTGGTTACTGCATAGACGTAGCCTTCGGTAAAGAGCGGCGCCACCAGGTTCAGACGCATGTACTTGTCGTCGCAGGGGTTGTACGGCACCACCGGGATGTTCTCGACGCGCAGCTGCTGGCGGGCGCTGCGGCCTGAGTTCTTGTCCTCGATGATGATGATGTCGGGCTTGCGGCCCATGCCGGTCGGCATGTAGTCCCCGTACACCGGGCGCAGGATGGTGGTGTCGTCGCCGTAGCGCCGATCCTTCTCCTTCGTGATGCGCGCGATCAGGTCCGGGAAGCCGAGGCGTTCCTGCCAGGCGTCCAGCAGCAGGATCTTCGCGCGTGACTTCGCGCTCGAGACGACCGGCGGCTTGTCGAGGTCGCGCTCGCGCTTCTCGTCCAGCTTGGGCTTGTCGCGGAAACCGCCCCATACCGTGCAGGCGGTGTAGTCGGTCTTCTGCTTCTTCACGTCGATGTTGTCCTCGGACATTGCGGTGTCGAGGGACATGACGATGATTTCGAAGGCCGGCATCGGCTTGTCGTGCGGCCAGCGGCCCCACTGGGAGCGGCGCACCACGCCCAGTTCCTCGGCATCAAGCAGCGTGCCGGCCAACTCCTGACGGCCTAAGCGCGTGCCCTCCAGGCGCGCATTGCGCTCCAGGTACGATGCGGACAGGTTCGCGCGATTCTCGCGCTGGTGGCCGGCGATCTTGATGACGTTCGGGTCGTTGATCAGCTCGCGGATCAGTTCCTTCGGCTGCGGAGTGGAGGTGATCAGGTGCATGGAGCGCTTACCCAAGCGTAAGCCAAGCAGTGCCTGGTCGTAGGTCTCACGCATGCGCAGCCAGGCGGCGAGCTCGTCTGACCACAGGCGCGCGCACTGCGGGCCGCGCAGCCGCTCCGGCTTCTCCGCGCTGAACCCGCGCAGGATCGAGCCGTTGTAGAACTCCAGCACCATGTCGGAGGAGTTGTAGTGCTTGATGAGCACGGGGGGCACCCAGCGCATGATCCCGCTCTCACCCTCGAAGATGACGAACCGCAGGTCGTTGTGCGTGGGCGCGATGACGTGGCCGAACATCGGCTCGCAGGCCAGGTCCCAACAGATCCAGTTGACACCGGTGACGTTCTTGCCCCAGCCGCGGCCGGGATGGGCGAAGATGGTGTTGCGCGGATCGGCGCTGAAGTCGATGACCTGCTTCGGTCGTGCCGCGTCCAGGAAGCGCAGGCGCCACTCAACCAGCGCACGGGCCTGGTCGTTCGGGAGGCCATCCAGTTCGGCCCGTAGCTCATCAACCGTGCCCATTCGTGATGGCCGCCGCCGGCACGACCTCGCCTTCCACCACATCCCCGTACTTGAGCTTCTTGAAGCGGTCGATGATCGAGTTCACCGCCTCCAGCATCTTCGAATCGTCCTTCACCTCGACGGTCTTGGTGTGCTTCCACTCGCGTGGCAGGCGGTTCGTCAGCCATAGGCTGGCGCAGGCAGGGTCCGGCGGGACGTGTTCGATGTACGGCACCACGACCGGGAATCCCTTGTCCTGCATGATCTTCACAGCGTTGTAGCTGTAGCCAACGGCACGGTGGTAGAGCGAGCGCGTAACCCGTTCATCCGCTGGTTCTTTTCCGAGCCGCATGGACTCGCGCAATTCCGGGTGTTTCGCTTGCCAGCGATAGAGAGTGCTGAGGTGACAGCCAAGTTCTTCAGCAACTTCCATGTCTGTGGCGCCATGTGCGCACATCTTGGCGGCTACTTCGCAGAACTCGACTTTATACTCGCTTGGGCGTCCAGGACCGGGGGACACGGCGGGACTGGTCTCCTCCTGTCCGAGCGCGCCTTCGATGGTTCCACGTGGAACACTCATGAACGGCTCAGCCCACGCATACGACAGTAGGCTTTCCACCGTGCGCGTTCGATACCTTCGGCCTGTGCGGCTTCGAAGCGAGCGAGGTGGATCGCGTGCGAGACCGCGCCAGCAATCAATGGGCGTGATCGTGCAGGCACGTGGGGTGAGACTTGAGGAGGGGATGCGGCGAGTGGAAGGCCCGTCCCCTCCTGTGGGGACGTAGGAACCATGTTTTCCAACTCGCCGCCCGGTGCGGGCAGCTCTAAGCGCGACGTTTTACAGTGCGGTGCTACGGAGTGTCAAGTCACCAGTAGTAATCCCAGTGATCGCGGTGCGTGGGCAACCACAATGAATCCGGGTCGCGTCCCAGGGCGATCAGCCGCAGGTGGTGATGTTCCACGGAGCGATCCGGTCGCGTCATCATCAGCTTGCGCCACCATTTGTGTCCGCGTTCGCTCATCACGACTTTTGCGATCGGCTGCCAGTGGTGGCGGAACGATCCGCGCCAACTGGGACGAACCAGATAGGTCCACCCCCAGTGGTGGCACAGAATGCGCGCGCGATGGGCTTTGGCGACCCGATTGCGGTAGCGACGCAGTGAACGATCCATGACGCTCGGCCCTCTCGTGAGTGGTACCTAATGCGTCATGGCGGGATTCCTCAGGTGAAGTGAAGCGCAGTTTCAGCGTCCATTTTTCAGAATGTCTTTGATCGCGTCAAGCGATTCGTTGAGGTTATCCAACCTCTTGAGCACCCAATAGGCCGCGGGCGCGAAGATGATCAGCACCGTCCACTCGAAGCCGCTCATGCGGCCACCTTCTGCGGCGCCGCCAACTGCGGCAGCGCGTCCTCAACCTTCGGCAAGCCTTCCATGCTATCGCCGTCACGCTTCGCGGCCTCACAGATAAGCCAGTTGACAAAAGCCTCCAGCGGCAGGCGCAGGACGTTCCCCTGGTCCACGGCCGGATGCTTGCCGACCGCGGCGACGAACGCCTCGAGCAGGTCGGAAGCGTTGATGTACGGATTGAACTCGCGCGTGCGGTTCGCCTTGTAGGTCACCTTCGCGTCGTGGTCTTCGACGCGGTAGTTGCCCACATCGTCCACGATCAGGATGCTACCGTCGGGCATGATGTATTCACCGACTTCGGCCGGGAGCTCGTAGCCGTCCACATGGCGGGTAATCAGCTTGGCCACATCGTGATTGGCCATTGGATGCGGCAGGAACCGGGTGTGGACAACGCGCTGCATCTTCTTGAGCACGACGTGGCCCTGGGCGCGCACCTGGGCGACGTGATCGACCGGCGCGGGTGCGACGTACGGCGTCTGCGCGTATTGCTGCTGCTGCGCCTGCATCTGGCCGTAAACCTGCTGCATCTGCTGCGCGTTCATCTGTCCGCAGTTTTGCTGCGCGCCGCCACCGCCGCCGTAGCCCAGGGTGTTCCCGGTGGTGGTGGTGACAGTGTTCGCCATCCCCGTGTAAAAGGTTGCAGCCGTGGTCGGGGAGGTATTCACAATCGTCGTCATCCACGGAGCGCTGCTAACTGACATCACGCCGCCTTTCTTGACCACCGCAATCAACTTAGACAACCTGGCGGCCTTCTCAAGGTTGCTGGCCGCCAGGCCGCTAAGATACGCCTTCGAGGAATGAGCTTTCCACACGACTTACCGATCCAGCCACTGCTTCCTGATGTGCTCGGCCGCGGTGTTCGTCTCCACCCCGAGCGTGCGATCGCTCCACATGCGTTCGGTCTGCACATCGCGGTTGGGTCCGTTCTGCGACCCCCAGCGATCCCCCGTGACGCAGCCCTTTTTGACGACTCGCCAGTGTTCGTGCCCGCAGTACGGACAGCAAATCTTGTGATTGCCGTCCAGGTCGTGGTTGATCTTGGCGATGAAGACCTTGCCGCACGACGTGCAGTCCACACTCGTGCGTACGACCCCCTCGGCGTACACGAAGCCGTCCGTGAGGTTCTTCATGGGACCTCCCGCCACGTAACTTGCCTCTTAATCTGGCTGACAGTGCTCGGATGAATCCCATATAGATCGGCAACGTCCTGCTGTTCGCGTCCCTGTCCCAACCAGTGGCGAATACCCCGCACTGCTGCGGGATCAAGTTTGGCCCACGGAAGGCGTGTACCGTAGCGGGTGCGGCCGTGGCGCCGACGATCATCGGCATTCTCCTTCGCTGTCCCCCACTGAAGGTTCTCGGGCCGATTATTGGCACGCACGCCATCAAGATGCCGAACCTGTTTGCCGCGCGGCTTCGGTCCGTGGAATGCGCGACACACCAATCCATGTACGGTATACAGGCTACGACCCACGGTGACGACGACGTACTCGTCACGCCAAATCTTGGCTGTCAGGATTCGCTTTCCGTAACCGCGCCAATTACTGGCCACCGACCAGATATTCCCTGCTGAGTCTGCTTCATAGCCGGGATGCCCAGGGATTGCCTTGCGAATCATCGTTTCGCCCTGCCCTGTGGCAGCTTGCTAATGGCGCGCTGCAATCTCTTGATGATCCCCTCGGCTTTTTCCCCGACTTGGTCGATCCGCGTAGCCATTGCCCGCAGGTCAACGTCCTGCCCGCGATGAATCTCGCGTGATCGCCGGACACGCTGCGCCGCGTTCAGTAGGTCGTCTGCGGAAGCATGGCGCGTACCGTCTCGCGCACCACGCTTGATAACGCGGTCAAAATCGAACGGACTTTTATCGTGCCAAGTCCATTTTTCTGACTTCTTGTCGGCCGGCACCCAAGAAAACGCTCTCTTGAACGCGCCCTCCGCCATCGAATCCCTGTACTCCGTGATTGGGTCCATGTCCATATCGAAGATCGAGTAGACAACTCGGCCTCCCTCTGTGGACTCGACGAGAATCAAAGAGCCGTCGTCGTGCTCCGCCCAGCACCCCATCGCCAGCTCGTCCCGGTTGCCGGCGCGTGCGCCGGGTACATCATTGGTTGACATTGCGTTGCCCTCGTTTTGGTTGAGTCGTCACTTTCGCCAGCCACCAGAAGCGGTGGCTCACAATCGGCCTCCCTGCGCATAAGACATTCACGAATCCATCCTCTATCGCCCATTCGAGCGCGTGACAGCGCACGCACCGGCCGTGCTCAAACTTATGCTGCACGCGCTCGAGACTCACCGGGCACCCTAGACGGGTGGCGTCCAGGCGCTGGATGGAGGCGCGCTCGCGGTTCCCGCCGGTGGCGTCCATGGCGCGCTCGCGGTTCCCGCCGGTGGCGTCCATGCCGCGCTCGCGGGGCTGGCAGGCGGCGGCGTGGTCGGCGCGTCGGTATCGTCATCATCCTCGCCGAGGTTTGCGACCCCGAGATTGTGCGCGAGCGTGCTGCCGGTTGCGCGCATGCGGCGCACGGTGTGCGAGGTGGAGGCGTACAGTTTCTCTACGCCCTTGGCAGACTTGGTGTACCCCGCGGTGTTCGCGGAGGCGATACCCATGGCGCCCGCTTCGGCGAAGGCATCGACATCGGCGCCGAGGTACAGGAACGCCCACAGGTTACTGTCCTGGCGCGCCTTGATCAGCGCGGCGACTTTCGCCTTGGTGTACTCGCGTGAGTTATTCTCCTGGCCGTCCGTGACGATCATCACGATGCACCGCTCGGGCTTTTCCTTCTTCCAGTCCTCATCGAGCGCCGTGATCGTCTGTCCCACGGCATCCAGGAGAGGCGTCAGGCTGCGCGGCACGAAGTCGGCCGGCTTCAGTGGCTTCACGTCGGCGAGCGCGCACATCGGGCGGAAGCGCTCGATGCCTTCGCTGTCGAAGCGCACCATCGCGAGACTCGCCGGGTCAGGCAGCGCCTGCTGTTCGGCGATGAACTTGTTGACGCCACCAATCACGTCCCCTTCGCGGCCCTGCATCGAGCCGGAACGATCCAGAATCAGGCAAATCATGGTCTTCACTTGCGTTACTCCTTACTTGTTTAAAGGTTCATTGCCGGGCTCATCTCCGAAGCCCCATAGCGTTGGGCGCCACAGTCCAGTCCACTTCCACGCTTTCAAGTACCAAGGGTCAGGGCCAAAATGCTGCAGCCATTCCTCGCTTCGGTATTCCTCCCCCAATGGGGCGCCCATCAGAATCTTGCCGCACTTCTCGCAGGTGTCGTAGGTGTGGCGCAACAATCCGTCGCCTGCCGATTGGAGGTGCGAGATGATTGTCTGGTGTACACAGCTCATTGCATGCGCTCCTGGTCCGGCAGCGGCATGCACTGCACCAACTGTCGGTGCCCAAGTTTGTAGTTCCATTGGTTCACCTGCTCCATCAACGCCTCCGCCTCGGCGCGCGATAAATTCCACACGCGCCCGTCCAGGAACATCCCGATGCGCTCCGGCGGAGCCGGCGCCTGCGGAACGGCCGCGGCCGGCGGTGGGTCCAGCCGTTGCGCGAGCGCACGCAACCAATGGGCGAGACGCTTTACCATTTCGGTTTAGGTCCTATGCCTAATAGCCACCGAAGAACGGCGATCAGGCGACCCCAAAACCAGGAACGGCCGGCACCGGCGCGGTGATGTCGAAGAACACCGGCGCGGTGAACGCGGACTCCGTGCCAGCTGCCGTTGAGTTGGCCGCACAGTCGGCGGCGTAGGTCCCCGGCGCCAGGGTGTTCGTCACGATGTCCGGGATCGGCACCAATATCGTGCCGTCCGCCTGCGGAGTCAGATCCTTCGCCGGCACCAGCACCTGCGGCGCGCCGACCGGGAAGCCCGCGGGCGGTGAGTTGCCGGGCGCGGCGGCGTAGGCGATCGTGTAGTCGCTGACCGCGGCGCCCTCGACGCCCGCGCCGGGGGTGATGACGAAGTTCTTGGGGTTCTGGACGTTAGCCATTGCGTTCTCTCCAATGTAAAAAAGCCAGGTCGCGATCGTTGACGTGCTTGCCGAGATTGTAGCGCTGCTGCGCCGATGGCTTCAGAAAAAGCCAATACCCTGCTTGGCCTATGAACGGAATCACAGTGCCTCTCCGTACACCGCCTCGAACTGATGACGCATCAGGATACGCTTGCCTTCGCGAACGGTGTAGATCACATCGGGTACTTTCTTGACGCCGGCCCGCAGACTCTCGCGGCGCTCCGCAAGCGACATCGTGACACCGCTGAACGGCACCGCGATGTCGAGCGCGGAGAGTTTGGTCCGCAAGGCCAGTTCGTCAGACAGCATCAGGGGACCAGAAGCGATGCGTAGATGCTGACGCTGGTCCCGGTGTAGACCTTCGCCTGCTTCGCGTCCCACTTCCACGATAAAGACCCCGTGACGCTCACCGAAACGTGCTTCGTGTCGTCATCGGCCAAGAGGTCGATGAACACCTCAGCGGCATCCTGCGCCTGCTTGCTATCGTGCTTGTGGTCGGGCTGCGCGGCCACAACCTTATCGAACTCCTCAGTGACGCGGGTTTTGGCCTCGGCCTTGGTGGCGGCCTTTACGCTGAAAGAATAGGACATTGCGTTGCTCCTGTTAGGTTGAAAGACGGTAACTCGCGATCTTTTTGCGACCCACCGGCACATGGGTGGTCCTGATGTCGCGCCCCTGATCGCGTAGGTTCTTGATCCGCGCGGCCAGCCGGAAGCAGCCAAATCGGTCGAGCGCCACCAAAGGCGTGAGCGCGCGCCCCGACTGCAAGTAGCCGAGAATCATTTCAGCTTGGGTCATATTGATGCTCCATGAGCCAGTTTTTGAACTCTGCGTTGGTAGTTCCCTGAGCGACGAAACAAACGTAGCCTGGAACGTCTGTACAGTACCGACGCTCAGGATAATCAGCGGCGTGCTGAGCATTGACCCGCTCTGCCAAGGCTTTCAGTACCACCGTCACACCGAAAGCTGGTGTCATGGCGGGTCGCTCCCAAAGCGCGCCCGAAACTCCGCCTCGAATGTCGGCTGGCGCCCGGTGACGTGCTCGCGGTCCTGCAGCACTTCCGCGACCGTCGGCATCGGCCCCCTGGCCCGCGTGCGCTTGTAGGCTGCCCACACCGCGCCGACCCCGAACGTTTTCGGCGTCTCGCCCTCCCTGAGCTCCGCGATCACTCGATCGCGCGCGCGACAGAACTGCACGAACGTCATGTGCTCAAGTCCGTTCCAGAAGGCTTGCTTTTTGGCATCCCCCAGCGGCTTGTCCAGCGCCGCGAACAACTCCTCGAGCGCTAGGTCGAACTGTTCGCGGCTAACGTCCACTCCGGACCCCTTTGGAAAGCGCAGCGCTGACGATCACCGGTATCCTCGCCTGCATGAAGAACTCGATGGCTAGCATCACGTCGGCGACGTTGCCGCCGGCATCCTTCCATTCGGTAAGCGCGCGCATCAAATCCAGCGCCTCATTCGATAGAGGTTTAGCTTTTGCCATGTCTGCCCCAGCTTAACTCTCGAATCCTGGTCGATAGTCCTGTGGCTTTGCGAAGTACAGGCTACCGTCAGCTTTGCGCCAGGTAGAAGCCATCGCGGCGTGACAGTCCTTAGACGCTGCGCCGCCATAGGCGTCAGGCTGAATCCGCAGCATGTATTCTTTCACCGTATCGTCAGTCTCCGGCGTAGAATTCTTCACGGCAATCACAATGATGTCGGTGTCCTGCGGACGCGGCTTGCGGTAGAGCTTCGCGCCCTGCAGCCCTTTCACGTAATAATTCTCCGGCAATTCGTGAACGACTTCAGCTCCTGAATCCTTGATGTAGCGCGCGGTGCCGTAGCGCTGAATCATCACGCGCCGCACTTCGGCGTTGTCTTCCGTCTCGATGTGTTTGACTGACGGTGATCCAATCCGGCCGCACCACCACAAATGCCGGCACCATTACGCCATGCCAGAAGTAAATATTCTCCACGTCAGACTCGAGCGCGGCGTACTGCTCGTTGTGTAGTCTTTTGGCTCCGTTCACGCGCTCGACATGCACTGTTGGTTTTGAAACCCAATACAGCGTGTCGTCTGTCCAATGCAGCATCCAACATCCTGAGAGATAAGCGTGAAGCACCGGCTGCGTCCACTTCAGAACGTCCGGCTTATTGTTTTGAATGGCTCCAAAGTGCGTGCACGACAAGTAGGAGAGATCAAATCTCCACCACCACCAGCCGTAAGCCTGTACGCACCAGGCCGCGAAGCGATGCAATGAAGTAAGGGCGGCGCGGGCGTCGAGGGCGTCGAGGGCGGCGAGGGCGGCTTCAGGATTTCGTTTACCGAAATCCTTCAATACACGGTCCACATATCGGGCGAGCGATGGGTGATCTTGAAGTTCCCATCCTTGCTCCAGTCGTACGATCTTACGCTCTACGCCGAGCGCTTTGCAGTATTGACCGAGTGCCGCTTCTACAGCCGGCACGTCCAGCAATCCTGGGTAATCGCAAGCCGCGACGAACTGCTCCATTTCCGTAGGCATTTCCTTCCCCTTAATCTTGAACCACGCGCGGCTCGTTCGCGTCCGTCCACTCAACCTGAGTCGGCATGTCGTAGATCCCAGGCAACACGGTTGCCGGCGCGTGTTCTTCGTGCAGGAGTTTTGCCACTGCGCCGACCTTTACCTGTGCTCCATCGCGGCCCAAGAAACTGACACGAGATTCGGCCATGAATTGATGACTATGCCCGGTCGCTTCCCCGTGCCGCAGCACGACAGCAGTCGCTGACGGCTTTACCTTTGGAGCGGTATTAACCTGCACCAGAAGCACGTCGCCCTGCCTGATGATTTTCTCGTTGAGCTTTTGCACTTAAGATTCTCCTTGGTTAAAAATTATCGTCCGCGCGCGGCTTCCGCCGCCTCGGCCTCGGCCGTAGTCATCGCCGGGGTATGCGGCTTGGTGCCGGCACCGCGGAACTCTCCGGCTCTGCGAATCCAGTTGCGGAACGTGGCGTCCCAATCGGACCGCGCCACCCCGAAGGTGTTGTCCCGGAACTTCTCCAACTCACGCTGCAGGTTGAGCTTGGGGTGCTCGACCTGCAGTTTCTCCAGGTCGGCCGCCTCCGGGTTCCAATCCTTAGGACAACGCCGTGAAGACCGTCGCGCACCGTTAAGCGGCGCAGCCGCGTTCTGTGTCTGTTTCTTATCTGCATCTGCATCTGCATCTGCATCTGCATGCGTGATGTCACGCGTGACTGTAACTCCGTCACGCGTGACGTTCGTCAAGTGCTTGCGACGAGCCCGGTAACGAGCAGCACGTTCGGCGCCGCTGTGATCCTTTTCCCTATAACGCATGTAGTTCAGCACCAAGTAACCGCCATTTACGCGGACAAGACGCCGACCTTCAAACTCACGTGATCTGCTTTCAGGGTCTGCTGCGCCGAGTCGCTCAAGCGCTGCTAATCCTGCTTCTTGTTCCAGCCGTGCGCGCCCGATAATGCCCACGCCGGCAGCAGGAACGAATCCGTACCATCCAGGAGGCACGACAAAATCCGTGTTTTCGAGAGTGCGGACAGCGATTTGTTTCAGCGGCTCAGGTACTTCCACTGGCTCTGCCATCAGTAGGGCTGTGATGAATACCTCGCGCGAGTTCCTGTCCATCCAAAGCGTGGAATCAAGCATCCCGCAATCGAGCTTCACGAATGGCACTTAGTCACTCCGTCACGGGTGATTGACGTGATTGCTCCGTGACATTACCATGTCGGCCCAAGTCCGGTACACCTTGTGGGCCAATGCCGGCGGAATCCGGTGCCTGATAGGCCGTCAGGCGCCGGGCTCTTTTGCGTCGCGGCACGTACGCCACCTCAAATCCCAGCCACCACAGCAACTTCCCACCTGGTGGGCAGCGTCCGTTCACCACATCACTGACCTTCTGCACCGAGGCGCCGGACTTGCGCGCCGCGTCGCTTTGGGACATGCGGCGCAGGCGGTTTCTGAAAACCTTCATGACGAGGGAGTGATTGCGTAGGATGTGCATGGCGGCGGATTCTACCCGCCTGAGTGGAGCGGTCAAGAAAAGAATTGCGTCGCTACCTTCCGCAGAGTACAGTCCAGCGACTTACTATTCTGCGGAAGCCGAGACCATGACAGCCAACGTCCTGCCGATCAAGCGCGCCCCGGTCGCCAAGCGCTCCACGATGGATACGCTGGAGCTCAACCAGCGCATGCTGCGCACCTGGCTCCTGCCGCCCTTTCAGCGCCCGCTGCGGGTGAACGAGAAGGTCCGGGCGATCGCCGACGACATTAAGGTGAGCGGCGTGGTGCCGGGCGTCATCACCATCGGGGTGATCAAGAGCGGCCCCACCGCCGGCACCTACATCATCGACGGTCAGCACCGCATGCACGCCCTGGACATGAGTCAGATCGACCACGCCTACGCTGACGTGCGCATTGTCGAGTTCGACAACCTGGCGGAGATGGGCCAGGAGTTCGTGGAGCTGAACTCGCAGATTGTGCGCATGCGCCCGGACGATGTGCTGCGCGGTATCGAGGGGTCCATGCCGATCCTGCAGCAGATTCGCGGCAGCTGTCCGTACGTCGGCTACGACAACATCCGCCGTGGACCCTCGAACCCCATCCTGAGCATGAGTATGATGCTGCGGGTGTGGGCGGGCAGCGGCATGGACACCCCCGTGTGCGGGTCCACGTCCTCCCTGCACGTGGCGCAGTCCTTCACCACGGACGAGGCGACCCGTATGTGTACCTTCCTGAACGTCGCCTTCGCCGCCTGGGGGCGCGGAGAAGATGTCCAGCGCATGTGGGCCGCCCTGAACCTGGGCCTATCCGCGTGGCTATGGCGCCGTATCGTGCTCGACACCGATCGCTCCGGCCAGAAGCGGGCGATGGTCCTGAAGCCGGGGCAGTTCCAGAAGTGCCTGATGTCCCTGGCCGCGAACGAGTTGTACGCGGACTGGCTGGTCGGGCGCAGCCTGAGCGACCGCGACCGCTCGCCGGCCTACCAGCGCATCCGCACGCTCTTTACCGCCCGCCTCAAGAGCGACGCATTCACCGGCCCCGTGCGCTTCCCGAGTGCCGCCTGGGCGTCTGGTTCCGGTAGTTGACTTATACTCGCATACGGGTAGAATAGGAGTCGAAAGCGAGGTAACCCATGAATGCAAAACGACTGTCCCTGAGCGCGCTGCGTAGCACGCCGTGGGGCAACGCCGATCAAATCACCCATCACGGTCCCGACATCGCCTTTGTGAGCACTCCGTCACACGGCGGCTTCGTCATCGAGCAGGCGAAGCTTGAGCAGATGCCGGAACCCTACAGGTCCTTCAAGACCTTCGCCGGTCCCGGCTACTACGAGGAGGACTGCGACCAGGCGCTGATTCCCTGCGCCTTCCCGGAGCGCTTCACCGCCGCCCAGGTCAAGGACGCGGCCGCGGCGATCGTCGGCTACCAGCGCATCAACCCGGACTACTACGGGGTCGCCATCACCGCGGCCGCTCAGGCGCTGCTGGAGGGCGTATGAGCAAGTGGAGAATCTGCCCGCGCTGCGACGGCGAGGGCCAATCATCCGCCTACCTGGGCACGTACACGGCCGACGAAATGAACGAGGAGGGGCCGGAGTTCCAGGAGGACTACATCGCCGGCAAGTACGACCGGCCGTGCGAGGAGTGCGGCGGCAGCGGCAAGGTCACGCAGGAAGACGAGGAGAGCTTCGACCAGCGTCGTGCTGACCTGCGGCTGCAGTGGCAGGAAGATGGGTGCCCCGAAGGCTCGTTCTCCGCCTGGAGCGGCCTGTGAGGGCAATGGCTGAAAATTACATGAGGAGAAGCGAAGATGGCAGTTGAATCCAAACGTGGCTGCGGCTACAGAAAAGTCGGCGGATTATACCTGGTGAGCGGACAGCTCACGTCCCCCTGCGGGCGCCTGCCGCTCGAGTTGCACGTCTGCCCGACCTGCAAGGGCGGCATCAAGCAATCGCGCGGCTGGACGTGGGTGAATGCCGCGGCGCTGCTGAAGGACACCCAAGCGTGCTCGCGCGCACCGTCCGCGCTGTCGGTCGGCTCGGAATACTGCACGACCTGCCCGGCCTCGCCCGTGAACCTGGCGAAACTCGGTGAGAAGACCGGCCTTATTTGGATCGGCGAGGGATTCTACCCGACGGCCGACGACTTCATGCGCGAGGCATCGAAGCTGGGCGTCAGTCGGCGTATCTCGGCGGTTCCGCGCGGTTTTAAGCTCGGCGAGCATTGGGTGCTGATCGCGCACCCGAAGGCGGTCACCCGCACGATCACGTGGGGGGAGGCAAGCGATGACGAGCAAGCGACGCACCGCGCGCAGCTCGAAGCCGGCGGGTGGACCGACCGCTACGTACCGGATCATCAGCCGATCCAGGTGACGCGCAAGGGCATCATCACGCTGTTCAAGCCCACAGCGATCGAGAAGATCGTCACCGAGTCCCAGGCGGCCGATGACGCGGAGATGGACGCCTTGGCGGAGAAGGGCATTACGCCGGTCGTGGTCCCGGACGACGACAAGGACCACCAGGGTAGCGTGCATGACCGCGACGACGAGCCGGTCGCTGCACTACCACCAATGAACGGGCAACTTTTCGCGAGGCAAGCTGAATGAAACGCAATCAGTCAACCGTGCGCCAGGCGCACCACAAGGCACGCGGCAAGCGCTCGCGTTATGCCGAGAAGCAGGCGCGCGGCCAGCAGATGTACGGGCCGGGATGCTGCGCGCACCGCATCCGGCTCGACTACTGGTCTGGAGACACCAAGTGAGCCGCGCGGTCTATACCCACCGCGGCGCGCTCGTCATCAACGAACCATGCGGCTGCCGGCACGACGGCCGCAGCTACGTCTCGCCGTACAAGGCTGACGAGGGCAAGCTAGGCATGTGCGCGCCGCACCAGGCAGAACACGATGCGCTGCACGCCGCAGCGGTGCTTGCTCACCGCACCACGCTCAAGGAGCGCCTGCCATGAGCGGCCCAGGCAACTTACCGCCAGGCGTGACGGACAACGACCCGCACTTCGGACCGGACCCGGACGAGTATGGCGAGGATGACTACACTGCCGAGGTTGAAGAAGAAGCGGAAGCCGAGGCCGCGTTCCAACGCTCCGAATCAGAGTACGGCCACAATGCGCGCCGTTGACCGCCTGCTGGTCGCCTTCCTGAACTGGCGCAAGCGCAACCGCAAGGCTAAGTACCTGCGCCGGTTCCACAGCGAAGTCTTTCACCCGGAAGCGCGGCGTCCCGACGCCCGCTCGTGGTCCGATGCCTACATGAAATCCTTGAGGAGCAAGTGATGAACCCTGTCATCACGCGGGCGCGCGAACTGTTCTTCTACGATCGAGTGACCGGGCACCTTATCCGCAAGATCGCACGGCCGAACGCGCCTGTCGGCTCAGTCGCCGGAGCACTCAGTGGAAGCGGCGCGATTTATGTACGGGTCATAGGCCGCAAACTGCACGCCGCTCATCGGATTATTTGGGCGATGCAGACAGGCGCGTTTCCGCCGAAGGCGGTAGATCACATAGACGGCGATCGAGCCAACAACGCATGGGCGAATCTGCGAGCCTGCACCCAAGCCCAAAACATGCAAAATCGTCGCCGCAACAGTGGGAAAGAGGAACCGCTAGGTGCCTATCGACATGGTGCAGGCTGGCAAGCAGCCATTCGGCTAAACGGCCGACAGATTTACATTGGATATTTTCACACTCCGCAAGAAGCGCACGCAGCTTATTGCGCCGCGAAGCGGCGCCTACACACGTTCAATCCAGAGGTAAGATCGTGAATACAGAAAAAACCGAAGTCGCTGTTACAAAGCCGGCTGATCCAGCCAGCCAAACGATAGCGATGATTGAGAGACTTGCGACCGATCCAAATTGCGATGTATCCAAGCTCGACAAGCTCTTAGGGATGCAGGAGCGCATCCTGGCCCGCAATGCCGAGGCCGACTTCAACGCCGCGATGACGCGCGCGCAGTCGGAAATGACTCGTATCTCCACCGACGCAACCAACCCCGACACGCACAGCAAGTACGCGACGTACGGCAAGCTCGACAAGGTGTTGCGCCCGATCTACGTCAAGCACGGCTTCGCGCTGTCCTTCGATGAGGCGCCCCCGGTCACGCCTGGGAACGTCCATGTGCTGTGCCACGTCTCGCACCAGGGCGGACACACCCGGATCTACAGCAAGGAACTGCCGGCGGACGGCAAGGGCGCCAAAGGCGGCAACGTGATGACGCTCACCCACGCGGCGGGCGCGGCCATGACCTACGCGATGCGCTACCTGCTCAAAGGCATATTCAACGTGGCGATCGGTGAGGATGACAATGACGGCAACACCACGCTGCCGACCCTGACCGAGACCCAGGCGGCGGATCTGCTGGCGCTCCTGACGGAAACGAACGCTGACGTGGGTCAGTTCAAGAAGTGGGCCAAGGTCAAGGACCTGAGCCAGATTCTGGCCAAAAACTTCGACTACGTGTGCAAGGAAGTGCGCGCCCGCGCACGGGACAGGCAGCGATGATCGAAGTAATCGAAGTATTCGACTGCGAGCAGTACAGTTCGGAGTGGTGGCAATGTCGCCTGGGCATCCCCACCGCCAGCGCCTTCGCCGCAGTCCTGGCAAAGGGTGAGGGAAAAACCCGCCGCAAGTACATGATGACCCTGATCGGCGAGCAGGTGACTGGTGAAGGCTACGATTCCTACAGCAACGAGCATATGGAGCGCGGCAAGGAAATGGAGATTGAGGCGCGTGACCTGTACGCCTTCCGCACGAACTGGGTCCACACGCCAGTTGGCTTCATCCGCCGCACCGACGAGTGGGGCGCAGCTGGCTGCAGCCCCGACAGCCTGGTCGGTGATGATGGCCTTGTCGAGATCAAGACCAAACTCCCGCATATCCAGGCCGAGGTGCTGCTGGCCGACAAGGTGCCGTCCGAGCACATCGCGCAGTGTCAGGGCGAGCTATGGGTGAGCGGTCGGAAATGGGTCGATTTCGTCAGTTACTGGCCGAAGATGCCGCTGTTCATCAAGCGCCTGTATCGCGATGAGGCGTACATTGAGCGGCTGGCCAAAGAGGTCGCGCTGTTCAACGCCGAATTGCGTACGTACCTGGCGCACATCAAGGGGCTGGCCTAAATGGCTCGCCTGTATCTGAAGAAGACCCTCGGCGGCTTTGAGCCGGCCGACGAGCCGAGTGCCGAGATCGCCCGCAAGTACAAGCTCGGCGAGGTATATCGTGCCGACGTCGTGAAGCCGCGCAGCTACCAGCATCACAAGCTGGCAATGGCACTCCTGCAGCTCACCTACGACAACCAGGAGCGCTATACGGACTTCACCACCTTTCGCAAGGCCATCGCGTTTGCTTCGGGCTACACCACGAGCTACCCGGATCTTGATGGAGTCATCCGCGAAGAAGCGGGCTCGCTTTCCTACGACTCCATCCCTGACGACGTGGCCTTTGGGCGCGTCATTTCCTCGATGATGACGGTGTGTGCGCACCTGCTCCACGACATGGACTTGGGCGAATTGGAGGCCGAGGTTGCAAAATACGCCGATGAGCATTACGGGAATTAAGACAGTGTTCACCATACCGGAGCGCAGGAGTCGATTGTTTTGGGCCGCCGTTCGGCGCACAGACTTTTGCTGGTTCTGGCGGGGAGCCGTTAACAAGTTCGGCTACGGTCTATTCGGAGCCGCTCGCAGCGGAACGCAATTGGCTCACCGGTGGGCATGGGAATTGACCCGAGGACCGATCCCCGCAGGCATGAGCCTTTGCCATACCTGTGACAATCCACGCTGCGTTAATCCAAACCATCTTTATGCCGGCACGCACACTGACAACATGCGCGACAAGGCGGCGCGCGGCCGATCTAATCCGCCGATTGGAGAGAGGAACCGACACGCGCGGCTCGAGGCAACCGACATCCCTGTTATCCGTGCATCAGAATCATCGCCTCCGGTTCTCGCAGATCGGTACGGCGTCTCGCGGCAAGCCATCCATGCCATCCTGAATCGCAAAACTTGGAAGCATGTCGCATGAGCTACGATTGCCCGAATTGCGGCAAGCCGGTTCCGAGCGATGAGGAGTTTCGAGAACTGCCACCGGAGCAGCGCAAAGCCCACTGGTGCGATAGCCACGTCACCGCCGAGACGATCCGGCGCATCGTGAGAGAGGTCGTGAAAGAAGAAGTCTTGGCGGCTCTCAGGACACCGTGGACATGAACCTACGCAAATACGCCAAGGGGCAGATGTGCCAGGTGCGCCTTCCGAATATCTGCAACCACAACCCCGAGACCGTAGTGCTGGCGCATTTCCGTGTTATCGGCATCAGTGGCATGGGGATGAAGTCCCCGGACCTGATTGCCGCCTGGTGTTGTTCCGCGTGCCACGCTTGGGTGGACACGCACAAAGACCCTGAGACGCAGCTCGCGTTCGCGCACGGCGTGTTCCGCACGATCGCCGCGCTGGTGCAGGATTTACTGGTCCAATGGTGAGGAGAATTGCATGATCCTGGAATACATACACATCAACCGCGGCTCGGACTACTTTTTCGACGCCGCGAAGCCGCTCGTCGGCAAGATCAAGTTCCGAGGCGACGACCACAGCGAAATCGTCCTGTACCTGAACGAGGAGACCGCCAAGAAGGTGCTGGCCATAGTGGCGGACGGTATCGTGGAGGCGACCAAGGCGGTCGCGCGCGACCTGACGGCCGAAGTCATCAATGACCAGCAGCGGCTTTTGGCGAGCGGCACATGATCGTCCGCAAGCGGCCTTATCCCAAGGGCTACCGCGATCGGCTGTTGTGGCTGGCCGCGGTGCTGGACCGCGGCGCCGCACGCCTGCGGGTTCACGTCCAGGCGCACACGCCACGTCGCGGCAAGCGCACGGCGGCTGAGATTAAAGACGGCATATGGTAAGGCAGCATGAAAGTCACACGCTGCGGGCCGCAGAAGAAGCGTCCCTATCGCACCAAGGCGATCGCCAAGATGATGGCGGCGCGCATAATGAAGGCTGGCCACGTCCAGGAGAAGTTGCGGGTATACAAGTGCCCGTGGTGCAGGGAGTGGCACCTCACCCATCAGCCGCAGGGCGTGATGCCGAGCGCGAGGAAAGAACCATGACACGTAAATCGCCGAGCGACCTGCTTAATCCTCCTCCTTAAAGGTGTTGCGCGTGGCCCGAAAGCAGAGTGGGGCAACTGGCGTGCAAAGCGCTCGAACCGTATTGCAGAGCCACGTCGTAACAAAGCCGCCCTGAAACTCGGGGCGCCGAAGCCTCCCGAAAAGCCGAATGGCTGAGTGGAACACGAGGCTGGGATCGAACCAGCGTGAACTGCGTTCAAAGCGCAGTTGGGATACCAGCAACCCGCTCGTGTGAAAGTGGATCAGGCGGCACGAGTCGAACGTGCGTGGTCGTGGTTCAGAGCCACGAGGGGATTCCGGCAACCCACACCTGAATGGCGGCCAGTCAAGTAGTCGAAACTTGCTCGGTGGATTTGGAGTTCACCTTGCTCCCGGAGCACCGGCCGAAATTGGCGGACGACACTGCAGACGATGCAGATGCCACGTCGTGACACGATACGGCTTCCAACCGCTCCCGGCGCGCCTGTCCGGTTTATCGTCCAAAGATGGCGGAAGGCGGTGAACTTGCGTCACATGCCCGTGAGGACACGACCTGTTTTCGAGGCAGGCGCAGCGCGCTTGTCTGCTTCACCTTCCATTGAATTGGCGGACGACGGTCGGTCTCGATCCACATACCGCTGCCGGTACCAGCCGGGTTCAAGCCGGCGGCGCGCGCCTGCGCGCTTCATCGTCCAGGTTTGGCGGAGAGCTGTGAGCACGATTCACACACCCGTGAGGATGCCCTTGGTTTAGCAAACCAGCCCGAGCGCCCGCTCGGTTAACTCTCCAAGATGGTCCCTCCACGAGGCATCGAACCTCGACCCTACCGCTTAAAAGGCGGAGCTCTAGCCAGGTTGAGTTATGGAGGGGAGAAAGTGGAGCCCCACGCTGGAATTGCACCAGCCGCCTCCGGGGTACGAATCCGGCGCTCCGCTGTCAGAGCTTGAAGGGCAAATTGGAGCCTACCCCGTGGACTTGCACCCGGCATCGCGCGGATACAGGCCGCGCACATCGCTGTCTATGCTTGGTAGGCGAAAATGGTGCCGTAGGCTGGGGTCGAACCAGCTCCCGTCTCCTTACCAAGGAGCTGCACGTCCTGACGTGCTACAACGGCGTGGCCTCCACGGTTGGATTCGAACCAACGCAACGAGCCTTCGGAGGGCTCATGCCGAGTCCGTCGGCGAGGAGAGAATTGGCGACCATGGTAGGAGTCGAACCTACGCCAGCGACGTTCGTAGCGTCGTGCCCGAAGTCCCTCGGGCCATGGCCATGTTGATTGTAGTCCTGGGTGTCGAGCCCAGCCGTTCCCAGCGGTCCGCCAGGTCTCCGCAGCTTATAAGGCCGCGCCGCTCGCCGGAGCTGACTACAGGAAAATGGTAGCGGGTACAGGAATTGCACCTGTGACGTGAGGCTTATGAGACCCCTGTTCTGCTACTGAACTAACCCGCTGCAAATGGTGTGAGGACTTGGGATCGAACCAAGTTAGCCGGCTTTTCAGACCGGAGCTATGACCACACTAGCTCTCCCCACGAATTGGTACGCCTGGCCGGATTTGAACCGACACGCCCGAAGGCACGGGATTCTCAGTCCACGCGCGTCTACCAGTTTCACCACAGGCGTATGGTACTCCGGGTGGGATTCGAACCCACAACATCAACCCTTTTGAGAGGCGCGCATCTGCCAAGTTGTGCTACCGGAGCGAAATGGCACCCACGGTCGGACTCGAACCGACAAGATGGCCGCTTAGGAGGCGACCGCCGTTCCTATCGGCGTGGGTAGTGACGCCCTCGGCAGGAGTCGAACCTGCAGTCGGCGGCTTAGAAGACCGCTACCGTCCGATCGGCGAAGGCGCATTGGAGCGGGCGAGGGAACTCGAATCCCAGCCATCTACCTTGGCAAGGTAGCGTACTGCCCTGAGTACGCCCGCGTGTTGGTACCTCCACTACGACTTGAACGTAGATTAGCCGCTAATCAGGCAGCCGTGCTGCCATTGGACGATGGAGGCATTGTTTGGTCGGGACGGCAGGATTTGAACCTGCGGCTTCCCGGTTCCGGGCCGGGGTGTCTAACCAGGCTGACTTACATCCCGAAAGTGGTCTGAGTGACACGAGTCGAACGTGCCTGGACCTGCTCCCAAGGCAGGTGGACAGCCGCTATCCCACACTCAGATATTTGGACACGACGACTGGAGTTGAACCAGCGTGGAACGGGTTGCAACCGTCCGCCTCGCCTCTCGGCCACGTCGTGATGTTGGGGTGAGCGGGTGCATTTGCAGCACCTACAGCGCGGTCACGGCGCGCGGGCTATCTACTTCGCCTTCGCCCACAAAAATTGGTCCCCTCGGCAGGACTTGCACCCGCACGCCTCGCGACGGTTGGTTCTGAGCCAACTGTGTCTGCTAAATTCCACCACGAGGGGATGGAGATGCCGACGGGACTCGAACCCGTAGTACCAACGCTTGAAAGGCGCGGCGTTCGTCCGGCTACACCGGCATCGCATTTTATCCCGCATGTTAATTCATGCCTTCCGCGGCAGCGGGGCGCGCATAGCAGCCTGCCGGCCTATCGCGCGGGAACTGGTGATCGTGTCGGGAGTTGAACCCGATAGGCCACGGTTGAGAGCCGTGCTGCTCCGCCGCTTTGCATTCACGATCGTGTTGGTGGACAGCCGGAGGATCGAACTCCACGCGGGTTGCTTGCAAAGCATCCCTGTACCCCAGTACGCCGCCCCGAAATGTTAGGTTGGTTACGCCAACGACTCGTCCGGCTCGCATTCGCTGGCCGCGTATGCCGGCAACTTCACGGTGTGGTACCCCCACCAGGATTTGCACCTGGTTCCCATCGCTTAAGAGGCGAGGCTCTACTGCATAAGTTATGGGGGTAAATTGGTCCAGTGCTTGGGAATCGAACCCAACGGGCCGCAAGGACAGCAGGTTTACAGTCTGCTCAGCCTCCATAGCTGGCTAACACTAGATGGTCCCCACTGCAGATTGATTGCCTGCGACTTCCGCTTTGTAGGAGCGGCGCTCTTAACGTCTGAGCTAAGCGGGGATTGAATGGCGGTTCCACGGGGACTCGAACCCCGCGCTCGCAGCATCGACAGTGCTACTCCACCTCCCGGTGTGGAACCTGGATTTGGCTCCGGCCAGTGGGATCGAACCACTCTCATTCTCCGTTAACAGCGGAGCGCGCTCGCCATGAGTGCTAGACCGGAATATTCTGTCTGCGCTTGTAAGTGCGAATGGCGTGACAATTCGCACACACCGCATCGCACTTTTCTAACTCTGCCTGAATTCTTGCTATAGACCAGCCTAACCTAGCCAGTCGTGATGGATTACACAATTTCACGCCACGGGCATGATCTAGCTGCATGACGTAAAACGGAAACGGATTGCCGCAGTCGAAACACGGTCGATTTTTGAATTCCCTTATCAGCGCCTCAAGACGCTTGATTCTATTTCGAACGTATAGAACATACCGTGTTTGATTACGACAGTAATGCGTCTCTCCGTTAACCTTATGTTGGCTGCCGCCAGCCTTAGTAACCATAGCGCACAGATTACAGAAAGAAATTGGAGCAGGCGACGAGAGTCGAACTCGCAATGCCGGCTTGGAAGGCCGTTACGCCCCACGGCGGCACCTGCTCGAAAAGCCATTCGGCTTCGTGTTTCGCTTTACGCCTCACCGGCTCCATGCGCCGGGTCTTCGGGTGCGCTCGGTCTTTGGGCGGGAGAGGTCTTTGCTTGGGCTTCCCCCGGCCTGCGCCGAGGGGCAAGCTGGATCAGAACTGTTCGCGCGTACCGGGCTTTGATTGCCCGACGAACGAGTGCAACCACGACGGGCTATATAGCCGTGTCGCGGCGCAGGTATCAGTATTTCTGATGGTCCTCATGACGGCTGCGAGTATAAACCTACTGCAGGCGGATGTTCAACAGGGCCGCATTCCGGCCCGGATTCGGCGCGACCGTGCCGGCGTTGCTCAGGTGCGTGAGGTCCAGCGACCGGATACGCCCTTCGCCGAACAGGTACGACAGCTCGATGTTGAAGTTCGTGTGCGAGCCGTTGAAGCGGTCGATGCGTTGCAGGTACGCGCCACCCAGGGCGGCGCACAGATGCCAGCGACAGCCGTGGATGCCGGCCTCCCACGACCAGTTGTTCGGGGTCGTCGCGGTGGTGCCCCACAGGAGCGTGCCGGTGTACAGGTCGAACTGTCCCTGTGGGAACAGCGCGTTCAGTCCCAGGACGGGTCCCGAGTCCCCGGACTTCAGCGACGCACCCAGGCGCAGGTCGAGTTCCGCCGCATGCACGGGTCGCCACAGCACGACGCACAGGACGATGATGAAGATGACGATGAGCGCCGTGACGGTCGGGGAATTTCCCACAATGCCACGCGCCCATAAAAGTAGTTTTTTCATGGCCGGTTCCCCCTGTTGGAAGGTCTGAGCAGCGCTTCTTCAGGCCAGCGGGATTTCAGGCGGTAGCAAAAACCAGCGTCCGATATACCGATTCTTCTGGCCCACGCGGCTACATGCAAGGTAACCCCGCAAATGGTCACTTTAGTGGTGGTGCGCTTGTTCCCTTGCTGTTCTTGCGGCGTCGCCCATCTGCAATTCCCAATCTCATAGCCACGATCATTGTCGATCCGATCGAGGGAATGTTTGTTGCTCGGACGCTCCCCAAGATCAATTAGGAAATTTCGGAACAGGCGCCATCTAGCGCAAACTTGTATGCCACGGCCACCGTATTGAGCGTAGCGTTTGTTTGCTGGATTAGTGCAGCGAGACACCATAGAGGACCACGCTGTGTATTCCGGCGTTCGGTGTCCGCCACGCCATGCTCCGTGGTCTACACGCGAACACCCGCAAGACTGCGCGCTGCCATCTAGGAGGGCGTCACTTCGAGGTTGTTTGCGGCCCCCACAATCACACTTGCATTCGTAATGCGCTCGATGATCGAGAAATATCGGACCACCGATTACTGTCAGTAACCCAAATTTTGTTCCCGGAAGGATGTTGGTTTTAACGCCTCTCATTTCGTTTCACGACCCTAGGACCGTATGGACGTAAGCGACCACGCCGGTGACCATGAACGACACCAGCAGCCAGAAGAAACCGCCCGTCGTCCAGTTCCAGGCGGGGTGTGGCGGCTTGGGTATCTGCCAGTTCATCCAGCCAATGAAGAAAGACACCGCAGCGAAAATCTGGAACAGCAGTGTTAGACCGTGCATTGCAAAAACTCCTTTACGATGACGAAGCCCACGATGATGCCCGTGGCATAGCCGCTGAAGTCCAGCGCGCCGTCCGGCCATATGTTTTGCGGCGGGGCCGTCTCGTTTTGGGGGTCGAAAATGAACTCCTTGGTCGCGGCGAGCACCGCGGCCGTCCCCGCCACGAACAGCATTGGCAGATGGAAGCAAGCCGCCAGCACGAGCACGAAGAAGGCGAAGCCGGAATGCGCCATGAAAGCGACGAAATTTTCGTTCTCGCCGGTGCTGGCGATGAAGCTGGCGAGGCTCACTTCGGCTCCAGACTCAGAATAGCTGCCAAGTGCTCTGAATCAACTTGGCAGGCGGCGACGGCGTGGACGTAGGCGGATTGGTAGGTTGTAAGAGCCTGTTCAAGTTGTCCTGTGCTTCCTGCAGGTCCTTCAGGGCCTGCGGACTCAGCGGCGCTCCCTGGTACTGCACCGGGATGTGCCACTGGGGCGGACAGACACCGGGCGAGCGAGGCGGTGATACCGCGCATGCTGCCAGCGAGGCGGTTGCGAGCGTCAGCGTCAGACTTGACAAGAACTTCATGGGCTTTCTCCGCGCGATCCTCAGCCGCAACACGGGCAGCTTCGGCGGTGATCACGCTCTGTTGTGCGGCGGCGATGGCCTTCTCCTGCGCCAGGTCCTTGACGGCCTGGATGCGTTCGTAGTGGTGGCTGGCGATCACGTAGCCGCCGATGTAACCGCCGACCAGGAGCGCCACCACGATCGCGAGGTAAGTCAGGATGCGGGTCATTTAAGTGTCTCCCCATCGCTTCGCAAAGTCCGGGAACTTCCAGGCCACCAATGCCCGTGCGAGCGTGTAGAGCCACGGACTCGTGACCCCGGCAATGACGGACGCCACCCAGTGCAGCCCCGTGTTGTGTATCGGGATGATGACTAGCCACAGGGCATTCGTAGCGATGAAGGCCGACAGGCACGACAAGAGGCGAACAGAGGCTTTATACCGTCCGTCGGCAACGCGCGGCGGCGTGTCCGGCCGCGCGCTCCAGTCAAGGTAAGTTTTTTTCACCAACTGCGTGAACGCCACCGCAGCAATTTGTCCGACCAGCAGCACGATCACTACCGGGTAGTGGGTGAGAAGATCCAGCCATTCGGATGGCTTAAATTCCCATTCCACGGCGAGCCCCCAGGGTCGTTACGAGATTTTGGAGGCCACCTTGGCAGCATCCGTGGCAACCACCACACCGTACTTCTTGTGGCCGAACCAGCCGGCGCCGCCGCCGATGAGCAGGGCAACGACATGGGTGATGATCGTAAGCATAGGTCTGTCTCCTACGTTGAAATGGTCTGCGGTTCTATCGCCATCGCGATCCCTGCGTTGATCTGCTCGTCCGTGTACGGTTGCTCCCCGTTCTCGTGCTGGATGATCGCTCTCACTAGCCCAGGCAATACACTTTTCATGTCCACCGCGTCGGTCGGTGCAACGCTACACTGTTCGGCCACCGCTTGCACGTACGCCCCTGTATCGTTCTCACTGGGGGGCGCCCATCGGTTGATGATCCCGCTGATTGTGTCGATGCCGTTGGATGCGTAGGTCAGCATGATCTTGGCGATCGCCCGGATGCCGTACTCAGGCGACAGGAACTGCACAAAGGACGGGTCGGTCTGCATCGCCGCCATGCCCTGCCAAGACTGGCCAAGCCGGATGTTGCCTGGATTACAGTTGCGAATACCACGCGGAATGCTCATTCGGACTCCTCCACGAGTTGCTGGGCTAGGTCTGTCATAGGAGAGCGGCACCGGCTCCAAAAAGTTTGCGTTCGATGGACTCCAAGCGGTGCTCCATCTGCCCCATCTTCTGTGAGAGCAGGGCTAGTTCAATCAGGCTCGCAGACTTCTTAAGATCATCGACATCTTTGGTGATCCCATCGCGCCAAATGGACCAGTGCTTTTCTCGTTCCTTGTCCATCGCCATAAAAGCTGAGAGTTGCAATCGGAACGTCAAATAGGAGGAGGCAATGCCCACCGCCAAGGACGAACCAACAGAAACCAGAATCATTGGCAGTTCGTGCTCCATTTACTTCAGTCCCCCGGAGCCGGCCTGTCCCATATCGGCGATTTCCTGCTGCAACTGCGCCCACCAGCTGCCGCCCTTGGCTTTGCCGTAGCGGCGCTTCTCGTTCAGCGCGATCGCGATGGCCTGCTTGCGGCTTGTGACCACCGGACCGCGCTTCGAGCCACTCCTGAGCCGGCCGGTTTTCCACTCGTGCATGACCGTTTCTACCTTGCCGCCGCCAGCGTACTTGCGCACCAGGCGCTCGCGCGTAGCTTTGTCGAGGCCCTGCGGGGTGGTGATGGAGCCGAAGCTGGTACTGTTCACGGGGGAGCCACTCCGTACTTCATGGACAGGGCGCGCAGCGCCGATGGCCCTTCCGGGGCTAGGTAGGTGCGCGGTCGTGGACGTTCGGTCGCGTCGTAGCCACTCCCGACCGTATCGCCGGCAGGGTTTGCCGCGTCCACGAATAGCGACGAGGGAAGCTTCTGCGCATCATCACTCACCCCGAAGGTGCGATAGCCGCCGCTGCGCAGGCGCATATCCTTCAGACGCGCGGCGGCATCGCGGCGCGGTATCCCTTTGTCGTCCACCAAGGAATCGGTCGGCAGCTCCGCGATGCCGACGATGCGGGCGCGACTGTCGGTGTTGATGAGCGTCGTAAACCCGGAGCGCGCCTGGAGTTGCCGCGCCACACGCGCTAAGTCGCCGGTGGACATGATGGTGGACTGCAACAGCGCATGCGGGATACGCGGGTTTTTGGCGGGATCGTAGCCGCCGAAGTCGAATTTCTGTACGCGACTTTCACCGCGCTTGTTGATGGTGGCGTACTCGTTGTGGTCGATGACCACGTGACCCAGAAACCCCGGCACCTCGTCGGCCAGTTTGACGGTGATCATTTCATCCGCGGTGGACGGGGTAGCGAATCCGGCCGGGTGGTTGTGCAGGAGGTAGTAACCATCGGCGTCCTTCATGCGCTGCCGCATCTGAAAGAGCGCCTGGTCAGCGCCCGCAATCCGGTAAGCGGGCGCGGAAAACAGGGCCACCGAGGCCGGCATCCGGGAAGACAGGCCGGTGTGATCCACGATCTTGCCGTCCTTCACGTAGAAGATGCGGAACGTCTCGAAGCGCGGGTCTCGGTACACCTGCGCGGCGGCGGCCAGATCCGCCTCATTGCGGATAGGCTGACCGATGAGGGAGGTGTGTCCCTGTTCGGTGAAGTCCTTGGTGAGCGCCTGCGCGAGCACCGACCCGCGGTTGCGATCGCGGAACGACAGGAGCGAGTACAGCGCGCCGCGACCGGCATCCACCTGCGCGGCGGTCGTGTCGGGGCGCGTCTCGAAATCGAACGACTGCTGGCCGTTGGCGTAGGCGCGTGTCGGTTCCTCCACTCCGCGCGCCGCGAGGATCTTGCCGATGGCGTTGCCGCCTTCCTTGGCGCCCAGGTCATCGAAGTATTCGGTGCCGTACTGTTTGCGCAATTCGGCGCGCAGCTCCTTCAGCGGGATGTGCGCGACCAGACTCGAGGTGTACTTGGAACCTTTCGGGAATGAATACGCGCCGCCGGCCCGGCCAATGGGGCCTGCGTCCATCTGTCTGCGGTTACCCATCTGGTATTCGCCAAACTCCTCACCAGGGACGACGCGGTGAACGTACAACCCTTCCGGGCCCTCCCCTGTGACGCCGGCCGGCTGCGGTCGGTCGCTATCTTCCAAGCGGGCGAGGTGCGCCGCCACCGTCTGAAAGTCCCCGGCGTTGCGGTTCGCGAGTTGCGCCGACGAACCCACGCGCGCCACCAGCAATGGTTGGCCGACATCCGAGGCATATGCGCGCGTGGGTTCGCGCAGCCCGAACAGGGCCGACTGCTTCGGCGGTGCTTCCTGCGGACGGTCCAGGATCGAC